GAGCCGGGAGGTGCGGCCCCGACCACTCCGGGTCGCGTACCCTTGGGGACGCGGATGAGTTGGCCAGACGACCGCGTCAGGGCTTCGGCCCTGCCGAGGAACGTCCGGGCTCCACAGAGCGAGGTGGTGGGTAACGCCCACCCGGGGTGACCCGCGGGACAGTGCCACAGAGAACAGACCGCCACAGACGTCCGCGTCTGCGGTAAGGGTGAAACGGTGGTGTAAGAGACCACCAGCGCGCCAGGTGACTGGCGCGGCTAGGTAAACCCCACCTGGAGCAAGGTCAGACAGGGTGTGTTCGAGGGCTGCTCGCCCGAGCACCCGGGTAGACCGCTAGAGGCGTGCGGCAACGTACGTCGTAGATGGATGGTCGTCACCCGCGCGCGGGCAACTGCGCGCGGGACACAGAACCCGGCGTACCGGCCAGCTCATCCGCATAACAGGTCGCTGACCTGCGCAAACGCTCACCGATTCGCCCTCTCGGGGGCCGTCGGGGGTCGGATCGTGACTACAGAATCCTGCGGCTTCCGGCAGGTCGCTAGATCTTTGAGCCCCCAGGGAGCCCCCAAGATGCAGCCCCCGCAGATGCCCGCTCGCCGGACCGCGGAAGAAGTCGTCGCGGCTGCCAGGGCGATGGACCAGGCTCGAGCCGCGGGACTTCCCGACCGGCTCCTCCTCGTGATGCTAGCCGCCCGCTCCGCATGGTGGGGCGACACCGAGTGGCCACCGAACGCGCAGCTCGTAGAGGTTCTCATGGACCAGCGGTCCCGCCTCGTCGACGAGGTCGTGTTCGCAGCGATCAAGAAGCGCGTGCGGCCCTGACCGAGTTATCCACAGATCGCGGCGGCCTCTAGCCCCAGCGCAACCTGCTGCGCGACGGTGGGGGCATGGACACCCGACTCGCGGTGAACCCGCTCCTGCCTGACATCACAACGACGCTCGACCGACTTGCCGCCTCACGAGCGCGGGGCGGGGCGGTCAGCGACGTCCTGCTGGTCGAGGCCGGCTGGACGCCCCCCGACAGCGACCGAGCAGCGGAGGTCGCCGACCTGTGGCACCTCACGCTGGAGGCCGACTTCGCATGCGGGCTCCTGCGGACCAGCACCGGCTCCTGGCTGCTCTCCGACCCCCTCGCGTCGATCGCCGCGGCCTACTGGCTCATCCACGAGCCCGAGGTGTGGTGGGCTCAGGCTTTCTAAGCGGTCACACGATGCCAAAAGCGCCACTAGCTATCCGTTCCCCTTGGGATCAGAAAGACAGGGTTCCGCTCCGAGTCGACTCGAGGATCGGATTAGTCGCTTGATTCGGATAGCATGGATTGCTCGTGATCTTCTCTCAGAGATGTGAATGCCAGCTCGTTCGGCCGCACTAAGGGCATGACGATGTTTGAGCCGAACACGCGAACAGCGAGATCGGATATAGCTGACCGGATATACGGCACGATCGCCATGACCGCGACTCGATTGACCCAGTCTTCTTCGGCGTCAGGAGACACGTCTGACCGTCGAAGGGGGCCCGTGTCCCACTCTGCCTGGACACCAGCTCGAAGATCGCCCGCGTTTGTCCGAAGCACGAAGGCCAGGCGGACGAGCAGCCGACCGCCCCCGCCGAGCCAGTAGACGCCCAACTCCTCGTCCTGGTCTTCGATGACGAGGTCAGTCACTGCGCCAGGGCCGACGATCTCGCGACCGCTTTCGTGCTCGATCCCGCGTGCGGCTGTGAGCTCATAGCACCCGACATCATTTAGCTCGAGGTTTTCGAGTAACTCCACGGCCGAGTTGATTGCGTACTCAGGCATAAACGACTACTCCGCGGTCTGAGTCAGCCCGGCGCGACGGTTCTGTGGTTGCCATGCGCGTCGGAGTCGGCGCCTGTCGGAAAGGCGTGCTTTCGAAATAGCGAGTGGCCTTCCGCGCACCGTCGACATCCTCGAAGCCGTGGATCTCGTGTTTCGCAACCGCATCGAGTGCCATCAAGTAACGTCTTAAGGTCGAGAGCTGAAGGTCCCTGAGGCCGCTCTCGATCCGGGAGACCCCGCTCTTGTTGATGCCCATCTTGTCTGCTACGTCCTGCTGGGTGAGGCCTCGGTCTCTGCGGAGCTGGACGAGGTCGGCGATCATCTTCTCGTCGCTCGCGATGATGTACTCAGCGAGGCGGTCGCGCGGGTCTTGCTCGTCAAACCCAAAGAGCTCGTCGATGTTCATGCATCCCTCTTTAGTGGTGGTTGTTGCATCGTAGAGCAACTTCGTGGCTCTGGCAGACCTTACTCGGACGCGTAGTGGTCGTCGAGGCGCTGCTGGGCGTCTGAGATGTGCTCATTCTGCAGTTCGAGACCACTGGCGGTGGCAGGCTTGGCAGCCAGGAGGACAGCTAGCATCACGTCATCCTCGTGCGCCGGCTCGCTGAAGTAGAGACGGACCGCCCGGGAGCCGTCGGGGTACTCAACCCGCTGGTTGAAGCGCAGTTCAAGGACCAGGTCAGCGCTAGCCATCTTGTAGACGTCTGCGGTCTTGCCGTACGTGAGGTCGCCCTTGGCTGCCGCTCCCACGAATCTGGACACCTCTCGCTTGAGAAGTCGGTAGTCGTCCTCACTCGATGAGATGGCACGGACGGCGGCCAGCTGCTGCTTCCAGTCCGGACTCGCGTGGCAGTTGGCCCAGTATCCGCCAGCCTTGCACGATCGCACACCGTGTGGAGTGGCTAGGACTACGGCCTCGCTCAAGTCATGGCCCCCTGACCGTTGATCTTTCCAGGCATCTACGCCGCCTGAATGCGGCTTGCCTAGGGGGATCGTAGTCGAGGCTTGGAGGTGATAGGGGGCGAGCAGCGGGTGATGCGTCTACAGCACCTAGGCTCTCGGTTCTTGTAGACCGCTCGAGAGGCCAACCGACCGTGTGGCTGCGATGGATGGCGGTTGCGACCTGCAGCGGAACTCACCCGGGTGATCCAGGCGCGGGCACGCTACGTGGATCGCGATCTGGTGTCGAGTGCCACAAGGTCAGCCAGGGCGTGCAGCTGCGCGAGTGTCCCGTCGTTGATCACTAGGTCGTCGAACGGGTACCGGTCGAGGGCGGTCTCGGAGGGGTGCGGGTCGCCGTCGTCCGGGAATGTGGGGCGGTTCACGCGGATGACCTGTCCCCCGGCGGACCGGATCGCGTCGGCCTCGTTGGGGAAGCGGCAGTCGGTGAACACGACGCGGCCGCCGAGCGCGCGGGCGTGGCGCATCGCTGTGTCGACCCAGATGCTGTCCCCGAGGACGCCGCGGCCCGCCTCTGTGCCGAGTCGTTGGAGGGTGCGGCGAACCTCGGGGTTGGCCTTGGCCTCCTCCCACCCGAAGGCCCCCACGAGGGCGGAGAGGCGCCAGCCCTCGGAGATGATCGGGTCCAGGGCGAGCGCCATCTCGCGCATGGGGTCGGCAAACGCGACGCGCGTGAAGCCGTGGTGCTCGACGAGGCGGGCCGCGAACGTGTCCTTGCCGTGGCGCTTCCGTCCTGAGACTCCGATGAGGATCATGGGGCTACGGTCGGCCTGGGGGTGTCAGAAGACGGAGACGTGGGACCAGCGGCGTCCGGCCTTGCCGCCGATGAGCATGCCGAGCATCCCGGGCGGTGACCAGACGCCGTACTGGTTGAGCATGTACTCGCTAGACCTCTCCGCCTCGAGGGCTGGGCAGCCGAAGACGGTGCGGCCCTCGAACTCGTTGGTGTAGGCGTGGTGGTAGTGGGCGAAGAACCACAGGGGCGTCTTCCCGAGGGTGTCTGTGCGGCCGAGGATTTGCCGCTCGATCGCGGCGCGCGTGCGGGTCTCGGACGACGTGCCGCGACCCTTCTCGATGTACCCGTGGGAGAAGTAGCACTCGACGCCGGAGAGTCGCACGACGACGGCCGGGTCGCCGCCGCCGATCGTCCAGGACACCTGGGGGCCGCCGTGCGGCTCGAGCTCGGCGAAGAGCTTCGCGACCTGCCTGGCGACGTGCGTGGAGGTGTTGTCGCCCTGGGACGTGACGGGTTCCTTGGAGCCGTTGCGCGTCCACTCGCCGTGGTTGCTGATCACCGACGATGCGGAGATCGGCAGGCCGAGCGTGGCAGCCTCCTTGATCGTCCAGACGCGCAGGTCGAAGTCGAGCTCGATCTGCGCGGACTGGTTGAGGTCGATCGTGTGGGCCTGGTTGCCGTAGTTGTTCGCCACGCCCTCGGTCTCGTCGCCCTGCCAGGCGACGTGCACGCCGCGCACCGCGACGCCGGAGGCGATGAGGCGGCGGACCTCCGCGAGGTGCCCGAGGACTCCGCGACGCCAGTTCGCGACGGCCTCCTCGGTGCCCTTCTTCCCGAGCTGCGGGTCGGCGACGAGCATCAGATACGTCCCGCCAGCGCTGACTTTCCGGGCGGCAGTCGGGGCCGTGCGCTGGAGAGCGCGGCGCCACCGCTCGATGGACGCCGCGGGGATCATCTCCTTGTCGACCCGGCGGAACCTCGCCGAGTAGGCGTAGAGCTGGACGCCGTCGCGGGAACCGTCGTCGGTGCGCTTGGACTGCTGCCACGTGGACATGCGCACGGTCTCGTCGACGACCTCGAACTTCGTGGCATCGAGGTTGAACAGCGCGAAGACCGCGGTCCAGTCGTCGTTGATCGGGGACGTGACCACGACGTTGTTGATGGTCACGCCGTCGGGGGTGACATCGACGGAGCCCTTGTCGCGCCCGGTGGCGCGATCCTCTTCGCCGGCGAGGGCGTCAGCGAGCGTCACAGGCGCACTCTCCTCGGCGGTGGCGGGCGATCGTCGACGCGATGAACTTGTGCCCCTCGGAGGTAAGCGCCCTGACGATGGCCGCGTGCTGCATGCCGGAGGCCAGCGCTCCTCGCAGCTCGCGGGCGTCGTCGTCGGACAGGTCAGCGAGGAGGAGACCGACGGTACAGGGCGACCCTCGTCGGGCCGGGGCGGACTCACGGCTGAGCGCCGCGGCGAGGCTCATGCCTGACCTGCGTCGGTGATGAGGTCCTCTTCGACGATGAGCACCGCGACCGGTGTCCCGTCAGCTGCGATCGACCCCGGACCAGCCACGGGGCCGTCGGGACTCTTCACGGCCACGGCATCGTAGGCAGGCACCTGAGCGGACCCGAGCACGAGACGCGTGAGCCAGTCGGGGATGAGTGGCTCGACGCGGCGCCAGAGGGCATACCACCCGGCGATGGCCACGGCGACGACCAGGGTCACCGCAGCTTCACCGCCGAGCGCGTCGGCGAGGGCCTGGCCGAGGTCGCCGGGCAGGTGCGGTGCGAGCCAACCGAGCAGCAGTGCGACGAGCGAGCCCCACGCGGTCGGGACAGCGGTCCTCAACCACGAGGTCATGTACTGGTTCATCCCTTGTTCCTGTTCTTCCGGTATCGGATGGCGGTGCGGATGCGTGCGCAGGCTCGGCAGTGTCGGCGCCCGTTGGAGTGTCGGGTGTTCTCCAGGCTGTACTCGTGGCCCTGTGGGCAGTGCGTCTTGGCGGAGCCGATGCCGTGGTGGACGTCCCGTCGGCGAGCGTTCTCAGCTGAGGTGACAGGCTCGAGGTGGGCCGGGTTGATGCACATCTTGTTCAGGCACAGGTGATCGATCGTGAGACCGTCGGGGATTGGCCCCACGAAGGTCTCGTAGGAGACGCGGTGCGCCAGGCCGGTCGAGCTGTACTTTCCGTACCCGGAGTTGCCAACCTGACCGCTCCACACCCAGCAGCCGTTGCTGTCCAGGGCGCATTTCCCCTTCAGCCGATCCGCGACCGAGGGAGGCTCGACTTCGACCGGCCGACCTCGTCGTGCCCGCTCGGCATGCCGCTTGCAGAGCCCTCGGCTGTCGCGAGGGGCACGGCAGTCCTCGACATTGCACTCGCGGCGCTCGGCCACCATCTGCTTCATGGCGGTCATGCTCCGATCAGGTGTGCCACGGCCCGCACGGGGGTGAGCGCGATGTAGGTGATGAGGACCAGCAGCAGCCACGCGAGCCCGCACGACACGATGGCGACCGCGAGGTACAGGCCCGCGCGGCGCATCAGAAGGTCCCGGCGTTCAGGCGACGCTGGAGGGCCTCGATCGCCGCGGAGGGGGCGTCGAGCACCCCGTCGGGCGTGGTGCCCAGGTAGCGCTGCAGGGCGGCCTGCGTGCGCGTCTTGATCGTGCGTCCGTGGGTGTTCGGGTAGAGGCCCTGTCCGTCGACCTTGCCGAGCTCGTACCCCTTGCTCAGGAGGTAGAGCTGCAGCTCGGCGACGAGCTGCGAGCCGTCGGGGCCGGTGGAGATGATCCCGTCCACGGTCGTGCCGAGAACGTGCTGCAGCTCGCTGATCGTGGCCGATCCGAGGAACCCGTCGAGGTCGAGTAGCGGACGGCCGGCGGGGTTCGTGGTCCGTGCGGGCGTGGGCTTGACCGGGGCCGGCACGGGAGGGGCGGCAGGCTTGGTGCCGCCGCCGTTCGCCCCCGTCGAGCGTGCAAGAGCGTCGAGCCGCTCGAGGTCCCACTTCCCCGGGCACGCCGTCGCCTTCCACGAGGAGTGCTTGCGGAGCGGCAGGTCGCCATAGACCGCGCGCAGCTCACGGATGACCTCAGCCGCGGTGGCGTAGTCACCGTCGGTCGCCTCGGGCCGGAGCTCGAGGCCGATGCTGGTCGCGTTGCCGGCGCTGCTGCCCGAGTGCCAGGCGGCGTCGCCCGGGGCCACGATGCACGCGACGCGCCCGCCCTCGATGACGTAGTGCGCCGAGCTCGACCCACCGGCCCGGCAGAGGTAGTCGACGACACCCGCGAAGCGCTGGCCGTAGACACCCCAGTGGTGGATGGTTATGGATTGGATCACGCGTGGGCGGCCGAAGACCTTCTTGACGGCGCCGGCCGGGGTGAAGTTGCCGCTGTTGCGGTCGGTGATGGACTCGTAAGTCACGGGGTGCCTCCTGGCATCGTGGATCTTGGTGGGCGAGCTCAGAGCCCGGCGGGGCGCTGCGGCGGTGGTGGGGACTTCTGCTTCCAGATCCAGTCCTCGAGGACGTCGATGTGGTCCCCCTGCGCCCGGAGCAGGAGGGCCTTGGCGACGTTGCCGTCCTCGGCTGCCGACAGGCGGTCCTCGACGCGCTCCAGTCGGTTCTCGAGGCGCTCGATGAGACGGTCCTGGGCTGTGGCGTGGGCGGTGTCTTCTGCGATGTCGGTGGCACGCACGCCGTTGCGCTGGTCGTGGCGCACCTTGAGCAGGGTCGCGAGGCCTCCGCCGCCGCCGATGATGCCGACGATGAGCGTGGCGATGGTCTGGAGGGCGGTCTCCACGCTCAGGCCTTCCGGGCGTGATCGGCGCGGAGCTTGGCGGCGTGCGCGGAGAGCTCGGCGGCGCGGACGAGCAGCGCGAGGGTGAGGCCGGTGCAGACGGCAGCCTGGGTCTGGCGAGTCGTTGCTTCGGTGGCGACGAGCGACCAGACGGTGACGGTGTAGGCCGAGGTCCCCGCCGCGGCGAACCAGACCGCGACCCACTCGAGGCGGTAGGCGTCGCGGATCAGGCCGACGAGCGCGAGCCCTGCGCCGACGATCGCGAGGACCGCCCAGGAGTAGGTGATGCTGACGCCGAGCGCCCCAGCGATCGTCCGGGGCGTCCACAGGAGGGCGGCGAGCCCGGCGTAGGTCACGGCCACGTAGACGAGGGCTCGCAGGACGCGCAGCGTAGTGCGCCAGCACGGCGGGAGGTTGCGGTCAGGCATGGGGTCCCCGGGGTGGGATCGTTCACCCTCGGGGCGTCCACGTGATGACCGTGGTGTCTCTTACGGTCAGATCATCACCAGTGGGGTGTCACACACCGGTCTGTCGTTGGCGCAGCGGCCACGAACCGGTCGCACCGCCGTTCTGTCGCTGGCGCAGCGGCCAGCTGTCCGTCCCAGGCAGCGACTGCTTCTGTCGCAGCCGCCACATGCCCTTCGTCTCGGGCACCTCGAACAGGAACCGGTAGGCGGGTCGAGTGATGGTCGCGCGCGCCTTGATGAGCGAGCAGTCCGCGCCGTAGGTGACGAGGTGGTCGTAGGGCGGAGGGGGGAGCAGCGGAGGCCATGTCGGCCCGGTCAGGGTGCTCGGCAGGAGACCGAGCACCGTCAGGTCGTCAGCACTGACCGATGCGCTGAACGGCGAGGGGCCGCTCGGCGCAGGCGACCCGGAGGCCGACGCGGCGACGTGGGCGCGACCCACGACCTGCCACGCCGCCAGGTTCTCCCACCAGGGCCAAGGCAGGGTCACGAACTGCCCCCTGCGCCCCCACCCGTCGGCGATGGCCATCAGGCCGTCGAACGCGATCGTCCCGTTGTCGTTGTTGCCGCTCGCCGACGCCTCGATCAGCCCAGAGACGGTGACGGCCGAAGAGATGGTGGGGGTGCCGTCGAGCTCGTACCCGACAGCGCCTTCGGGCCACTGCTCGGGCGTCCACGGCAGCGGCGAGTACTCGCTGAGCGTCACGTGCTGGATGTTGCCCGTCGCGCGAAGGCCGAGGGAGTTGTCGACTGCCTCGAAGGCGCGCCCGTACCCGGGGAGCTCTCGTGGATCGAGGGTGATCGAGTGCGTGCGCGGGGTCCCGGGCACCTCGTGACCAAACTCCGTGAGCTCGCTCGTCGGGACGTCGAAGGTCCCGGTGAAGCCGAGGTTCCATCCGAACTCGACGGACTCCACGATGGGCGAGGGGGCCGGGAGCCACGGGCCTGGCTCGGTCTTCACGAGACACCGTGCCAGAAGCGGCCCTCAATGAACGTGGAGCCCTCGGCGATCATCGCAACCCACAGCCACGGTGGCTGGGTCGAGGCGTAGTCCCACGAGGCGTCGTCGACCATGCGGCCGGTGACCGGGGTCGCGTTTTCGCCGTCGGGGTCGGAGTACTGACCCGGGTAGTACCCCGCGGGCTGCTTCGCCCAGCCCCAGGACATCAGGAGGCCGGCGTCGTCGAGCGCGTCGGCGTTCTCCTGCCAAGGGTTGGGTGTGGCTTCCTCCTCGTCGTCGGAGGCCCAGAGGGGGTTGCCGACGAGCCCGAGGAGCCCGGCCGCGGTGATCGGTCGGTCGAACACTGCGACGGAGAACGCGCGCTTGGGGCCAGTGGAGGTGAACTCGGTGCGGACGATGGACCCGTACTGGGCGACGGGGATGCGGATGACGGTCCAGAGGTTGGAGAAGAGCGCCAGGCGCGGGATGCGGCCTCCGGGCGACTCCGCGTCCCAGGTCGCGCGGTCGGAGGAGAGCTCGCCGGCGTTGGTGGACTTGCGGTAGGAGCGGGCGGGGTCGGTCGCCTCGCGGTCGCGGTCGAGGATCGCGTCGAGGGTCGGGAAGTCGCGGGCGTTCGTGTCGACGGTGGCCGTCACGGACGTCGCGGAGTACTGGACCTGCGCGACGTGGACCTTCAGCTCGGCGCCGCGGAAACCGCGGATGACACCGTTTGTGCCTTCGCGGACGACCTCGAGGCGTGAGCCTTCCTCCGGGTCGAGCTCCATGGTGACAGTGCCGACCCAGCCGGGCTGGGAGTCGCGGGCGAGGATCTCCTCGGACGCCCGCACGCCGTCGGCCTTCGTCGCGCCGGCCCCGTAGTTGATGTACCTCTCGACGCGCAGGACGCCGGGGGAGTAGGCGGGGTTGTCGCCGAGGTCGTCTCCGTCGGGGCCGTAGAGCCTTGGCTCGACGCTGGGGGAGAAGGCGGCCGGCATGATGAAGGCCCCGTCGAGGGTGCCGGTGTTCGAGCCGGTGCCGAACGTCATCGCCCACGACTGCGGCCCGAGGACGCCGTCGCGCTGGACGCCGGCGGCCTGCTGCATGCGGCGCAGCGCTGCACGGTCGGCCTGGGAGAAGCGTCCGGTGACGGGCTGCCCGGCCTTCGCCTGCCACGTCGAAACGCCCGACCCGGTGGTGGTGCGAGCGTCGGTCCACCCGACGGTGATCGAGCGGATCGGCGTGTTGGGGAAGTCCGGGGTGTCGTCGGGGCGCCAGTTCGGGTACTTCGCGTTGCGCCACCGGCCGCCGTCGGGACCGATGCCCTCGGCGTAGATGACGTTCGGGGCCTGGGTGGCGTCGCGGATGAGGTCGACGTCGACGCCTCGCTGGCCGTTGTGCACGGTCCAGGCGACGTCGTCGACGTTCTTCAGGACCATCGCTGGGGAGCGTTCGTCGCACGTGACGGTCCACTGGGACCCGCCGGTGACGAGCGTCGCGAGTGCGCGCTGGGACCATCCCGAGACGCGGGACTCCCAGCCGCCGAGCACGGAGACAGGGATGCCGGTGACGACCTCACCGATCGGCTCGAATCGCCGGCCGATGGCCTGGTTGATGACCTCCGGGATGACCGAGCCGGCGTCGCGGGGCGTCGTGATGAAGGCGGGCGGGCGCAGCTGGAGGTCGGCGGCGAACATCACGCCCAGGCAGCCGAGCGTGAAGGCCCCGGATTCCTCGTGGTGGCCGAGGGAGGCGACGACGCCGGCGAACATCGACCGCGTCGTCCCGTCGGGGCGCGCGAGGCGGATGTCGACGTTCGCGCCCTCGCGGCACCACCACAGCCAGCCCTCGCCGGGCTGGTGGAACGCCGTGATGATGGGCAGCTGGATGTCGGCCTGGTCTGACCCGAACGGCTCGACGCGGGAGAAGGAGGGGAAGGGCGTCTCGGCGTCGCCGAGGTAGGTGATGTCGACGCCCTCGACGACGACCTGGAGGTGTCCGACGAGGCCTTGACGGACGTCGGCGGGCTCCCAGTCGACGGGGTTGCCGCGCTGGTCCAGGGTCGGGGTCGGCATGACCTCGGAGACCCGGCGGATCGGGTCGACCACGACACCTGCGGGAGGCGCCTGGGGCGGCGGCGGCGCGGGAGCCTTCACCGCCCCTCCCGGGGTGAACACCGGTGGGGTGGGCGGGTCCCAAGGGTCGGCGTCCGACAGTGCGACGTCACCACGGACTGACCACGAGCCTGCAACCTTGAGCCTCGACGACAGGTACTGCTCGACGAGCGCCTCCATGACCACCAAGGCGTCTGCGGTCGATCCCGTGGTCCCGATGGCCCTGGTCACGTCCAGCGAGAAGTTGGTCGTGTTCCGCAGCGACACCTGGCTACCGCTGACGGGCACCGTGCCTGCGGTGCCGATGAGCACGCCATCGACGTAGGTGGACGTGACGCCGTCGTCGTGGAGCACGGAGACGACGACGGGGGAGCCGGGCGTGAACGGAGCGCTGGCCCAGTAGGACCCGACGCGGTTCTCGGCCCAGAGTGCAATGCCGAGCTGGCTGCTACCCCAGTGGAAGCACAGGTCGTTGTGCGCCACGGGTGAGCCCGTGAAAACTGCGACGAGGTGGAAGGACGAGACCGCGTCAGGCGTTGACGACGCAGGACCCACCATCCACTGCGGCGGGGTTCCGATGGGGCCAGGGAATCGGACGACTGGGAGGTCGCCGCGGGAGGTCCTGAAGGGGTTGGGCCAGGACGAATCGTAGGGGGTGAGGGTCACGCCCTCTCCGGGCCATGTGGCGACCGGACCGTCCGTCAGGGTCGATGCGTCGAGGTCGAAGGCAATCATGCGCCGACCTCGAGGGTCAGCGCGCCGGTCGCGATCACGAGAGGCTCGTCCTCAGCCACGGACCGTGCAGCCGGGAGGTCTGCCGTCACGACGAGGGTGCCGCCCGTGGCTGCGTCCCAGAAGCCGACCGAGCGCAGGAACCACGCGCCCTCGGCGACGCCGGCGTCGATGGGGGCGACGTTCGTGACCCCGGCGCCAGACGCGCCGAAGGTCGCATCCGTGTTCGGCACGCGGGTGCGGGTGGTGGTGACCTCGCTGCCGGACGTGCCGATCCACCCGAGCCACAGCGTCGCGGGGATCAGTGTGGATCGGGCGGAGCCGAAGAGCGCTCGGGCGGCGCGTTGGCGGTAGGCGGGAGAGATCATCAGATGGCACCTTCGAGGAGCTGTGGGTCGCGGGGGATGGTCAGCTGGATCTCCCGCATGTGCTCGAGCATCAGGCCCTTGCGGCGTGAGTCCTCGCCGGTGACGTCGAGGTCGGCGGGCTCGCAGGCGGCGACGCGACGGTGGCCGTTGATGATGACGGTGAGTAGGTAGGCGAACTGCGAGAAGGCGTCGCGCAGCGCGGCTACGCGGTTGTTGACCTCGATCCACGACGAGCCGTAGCAGCGGACGATCAGCATGTCCGAGACGGTGTCCTGCTGAGCCTGCGTCAGGCGACGTCCGCGCTGGTACTTGCCCTGCACGGTCGTGCGCCGCCACGTCACACCACCCTCGCTGAAGCTGACGACGTGGTAGACGCCGTCGACCTCGAGCGAGAGGGCGCTGGACCCGGCACGGGTGACCTGCGCGGAGAGGGAGACGGAGTCGGTCACGGGCGGCCTCCGGTGAAGGAGCCGCGGCGTCGATGGCGCATCTGACGCTGGAAGTCGCCGGCGTCTGTCGTGTACACGTCTCCGAAGGTCTGCACGCCATGATGCTCCACGCGCTGTGTCACCGGCACCTCGATGATCTGCGGCGGAGGGGTGTAGGAGCCCTGCCCGACGACGCCGCCGTTGCGGTAGGCGCCCTGGTACCCACCCTGGAAGCCGGCCATGGCCTCACGCACGGCGGAGACTCCGCCGGACCGCGCGATGCGGTTCATGCGGTGCACGAACCCGGGACCGACGCCGCGGGTCCATTCGGGGCGCATCACGGACTCACCGCCGCCGATCCCGATGAACCCGGTGTCCCGGCCCGGGGTGTACCCGGGGATGACACCACCGTTGAAGTGCCCACCAAGGTACGGACCGGGCAGCCCCCCGATCGCCTTCGTGGGCGTCGAGCTCAGGCTCGGAAGGACCCAGGCAGGCTGGATCGTTACTCGGGGAGAGACGAACAGGTCCGAGGGGATGCCGTCTGTCAGGGCGTTCTGGAGGAAGGTGTTCGACGCGGCGTCGTAGACCCACCCAGGAGTGACGTCGACCTCGGGCTCGTACCCGAACGCGAAGGGATTCTCGGTCGGCGCGGTCTTGCCGTCGGCGACGACCTTGATCGGGTGCTTCTCGAGGTACTCGTCTCGGCCCAACACCCAGTCCTGCCCGAACTGTGCGGCAATCCGTGCGACGTCTTCGGGGTTCATGCCGAGCTGCTTGGACAGCACGTCGACGGTCGCGTCTCGGCCCTCGACCTGCGCGGCAGCGATCTTGAGGGCGTTGGGCAGGTCAGCGGCCGTCGACGCGAGCTGGGACTGCATGGCGATCGCGGTCAGCCGCGCGTTCTCCACGACGCGGGTGTTCAGGTCGTTCAGCTCGGTCTCGGTCTGGTTCGCGAGCTCGATCAGGGCAGCGCCGTTCGCGCCGAGCAGCTCCTGGAGTTGAGGTGCGGCATCCTCGGGGCCGGCGAGCACGAGGTCGTTGACCAGGGACGGGTCGAGTCCCGCGGTGGTCACGGCCGCGATATCGTCGGCGAACTTCTGGGCGTCCTCGAGCGTCTTGCGGTAGTGCTCCATCATCTGGTCGGCGACCGGGATGTCGGAGGCCTCGAGCTCGGTGAGTTCCTCGACCGCCTTGCTCTGGTTGCGCAGGGCACGGGTGACGTTGTCGGCCGCCTTGAGGCGGTCGTTGGCCGTCGACTTCTTCTTGTCCCGCGTCTTCTCCTGGGCATCCTCGGCGTCCCGGACTGCGTTCGTAGCGTCGGTGACCTTGTCCCGAGCGTCGGCCAGTTCGTCGGCCGTGACGGTGACGGCCTTGAAGCCGCCTACGAGCGAGAACGCCGTGTCGAAGGCCTTGCCGGAGGCCTCGGCGCTCGACTGGATCGCCTTGCTCTGCTCCTCTGCGAAGCCGTGCAGCGCCCACTCCTCGGCGCGGTATGCGTCGGCGAGCTCGGTCGCGGTCTTGACCTGAGCAGCGTCGATCTCCTCCTTCGCCTTGGCCGCGACGATGTTGTCGTCGTAGGCCTGCTTCTGCGCGTCGAGGGACTTGATGAGAGCGTCGGCGGTGGTGTCTTTGCGGGAGAAGAGCCGGTCGGTGACGCTCAGTGCGTCGCGGTACTCGACGGCCTGGTCGCGCACCTTGTCGTAGGCGTCCCCCTGGCCGAGGTAGGCGGCGGTGAGGTCTTCCACGGCGATGCCCATGGACTTCGCGTCGGCGATGATCGACCCTGACCCGTCGAAGAGGCCGGTGAATGACGAGTCCCGCTTGCGCTCCTTCACGAGCTGGTCGCGGACGTAGGCCTCGGTGCCCTCGGTGATCGCACCGGTCGTCGCGTCGAGGGTGTCTCGGAGCGCGTCGGCGTCGGCCTTGGCCTGCGCAGAGGCCTGAGCGTTGAGGGCGATGATCGAGGTAACGGCCGCGATGCCTGCGGTCGCGGCGAGCCCGCCGACGCCGCCGAACGCTCCGGAGATCGCCGAGCCGAGGCCAGCGACTCCGACTCGGGCGCTCATCGCGACCGTGCGCACGCGGCCCAGCTCGTAACCCATGGCCTGCGCGGTGGCGCGCGAGGCCATCATCGTCGTGTTCATCGCGGTAAAGGCCGTGACGATGCCCCCGCGGACTCGGTTGCCGAGCAGGGCGCCCGCGATGGCGACGGCGGTGAGGGCGAGGGCGACGGACTGGGTCGGACCGCTCAGAGAGTTGAACGCCGAAGCGATGCCCTTCACGGCACCCATGGCGTCCCCACCGATGTTGACCAGGGCCACGAGGGCGGGGGTGAGGGACTCGGTGAGCTCTGAGGACATGGTGCGGAACCCGGACTTGAAGGAGTCCCAGGCACTGGAGAAGATGTTCGACGACTTGATCTTCGCCATCAGGCCGTCGTAGGCCGCGGTGGTGCCGTTGATGCCGTCGGTGCCGTCGCGGAGCCCGTCGATCAGGTTCGTGATCGCTTCGTCGGCTCGGACGTTGCCGTTGGACACTTCGTCCTGGAAGTCGGCCACCGACATGTTCGCCTTGTTCGCGAGCACGGTCAGTGCGGGGATGCCGCGCTCGGCGAACTGGAGGAGTTCCTGGCCCATGAGCCGGCCCTTGGCGGACACCTGACCAAGCACGATGCCGAGGCCGGACAGCTCGGCCATCGAGCCACCGGACCCGACGGTCGCGTCGCCGAGGGTCCGCATGATGTCGACGACCTTGCTCGACTCGATGCCGAACGCGACCATCTTCTGGGCGCTGGCGGTGAGCTCGGGGAAGGAGAATGGCGTCGTCTTGGCGAACGCCAGCATGTCGCTGAGGAACTCCTTCGACGCCGATGCCGAGCCGAGCATCGTCTCGAACGCGATGCTCTGGCGGGCCAGGAAGTCGTTGAACCCGACGCCGGTCTTGGCGATGAGAGCGATCAGCGCCGCGAACCCGAGCGGACCGACGAGGTGGTTGAGAAGGCCTGCCACGCCGGACAGGGACGACGTGCCGGCGGCACCCATGGCCTGGTAGGCAGGGACGGTCGCCAGGGCCGCAGCGCTGGCGGTGTTGGCGGCTCGCGCGGCCGCGAACATGCTCTGCGCGGTGGTCGCTCCGGCGAGCTCTGCGGCGACGGCCATGCGGCCCATCGCGGCTCCGGCGGAGAACGCAGCCGCGGCACTCTCGCGAGCACCAGCAGTAGCCGCCGCAGCGGCGGACAGGGATGAAGAGGCCTGGCGAGCCAGAGCTGCCGAGGTGAAGAACGACGCACGGCTCACGGCGGCCGAGGATGCTGTCGCCGCGGCACCCACGCCATCCATCGCACCCACGGTCGCGGCGCCGGCCGCGAGGGCAGCGCCAGTCTGGCGTCCGAGGGCTGCGGAAGCGAAGAAGCCGGCCTGCCCGATCTTCGTGCCCGCGGTCTCCGCCGCCACGGACTGTGCAGCCAGAGCCGCGGCCGAGGCAGACGCCGCAGCGCCGATGCGCGCCTGAGCGGTCGCTGCGGACACCGCGGAGCTGCTCAGGGAAGCGTTCGCGGACGCGGCGCGGGACGCTCCAGCGGCCGCGGTGTTCAGCGCAGCCCCGCTGGCAGCGACGGCACCGGCCTCACGACGGACCGCGGTCGCCACAGCGGTCGCAGCACCAGCTACGTCAGCTTGCGCAGCGGACGCTGCACGGGACGGCCCGACGACCGCCTCCTGGAGCGCACGGCCGAACGCACGAGAGTCGGCCACCGACTCCCGGAACGCACGCCGCAGGTCCGTGTTGTCTCCACGGATCGCGTAGGAGATCCCCTGCTGGGCAGTGGTGAGGCTCATGTGGGGTTCTCCTGGGGGGCCATGACGACGGACAGGTGCGTGTACGAGGACTGCTCAGAGGGCATCGACTGGTGCGCGTCGTGCTTCTGACGGCACACGAGGCACTCGCGGGACGTGAGCTTGACCAGCGAGGGGTTCTTCATCGCCTCCGTCGGGGCGCCGCACCCCGGGCAGTGGTCGAGCGAGAGGATGTGGTGGGCGATCGCGAGGTCTTGGTCCCGCTCGGAGCGGGCATGGAAGTCCGAGAGAGCGATGCCCTGCTCCTTGCAGACGGCGAGCTCGACCTGGAGGTACGGGTCGGCCTTGATGCGGCGTGTGGCCCACTCCGGGTCGCTGGGGGCCGACTCCTCAAGGCACGCGACGAGCACGTCGAGTGCCGCATCGGCGGGCCACTCGTCCCATGCCTCCTGCGCCTCGACGGCAGACCAGCCGCAGCAGGCGGACATGAGGTCGGGGGCGTAGTCGTCCTCGTCGTCCATGTCGTGCACGTCGCGGAACGCCGACCACGCGCCGCGGGGCATGCCGAGGACCGGGACGACGACCAGCTCGCCGATGTCAACCCGGACCTCGCGCATCAGGCTGCCGAGCCCTGGACCTGCACGTACCGGGCGCCGGCCCAGAGGGTCGCGACCTCGACGAGGTTGTAGAGGTCGCCATCGACGATCTCGTTGGCCTCCTCCTGGGTGAGGGTGGGCGCGACGGCCGCGAGGTGCAGGAGCTCACGTGCGACGCCGAGCTCGTGGAACGGAGCGGGCCCCTGGCCGCCCTCAGCGGCGTGCTGGGCGTGGTCTTCCTCCGTAGCGGGGTGCCGCTTCTGGAGATCGGCCCACGTCTTGCGCCCGAGCGCACGGAACGTGAAGTAGGTGGTGACCTCGTCGAGAGCGGTCTTCTTCTCGGCGACGATCTTCTGGAGTTCGTCGATCTCGGCCGTGTCCTTGGCGACGACGGCCTCGGCTGCGGCGTGCTCGGTGTCGAGCGTCGCAGAAGCGCGGGCGATGCGGATGCGCTCGGCTGCGGTGGTGAGGAGCTCCTCGGCTCGGACGTCGACGGCGTGCTTGGCCTGGAGGTACTCGAGTTCGATTTCGGAGTCGAGGACGATCGGGACCTTGACGACGCGGGCCTTCTTCTGGGGCAGGGTCACGGTGATGCCTTCCGGGTAGTGAGGGGTGGGAGCCGCTCCCCGCGCACGTGTGGTCAGAGCGCGGGGAGCGACGCGAGGGGGTTACGCAGAGACGACGACGGGCGTCATCGGGGTCGACGGCGACAGGCGGACCTGCGTCGTCGCGGCGGCGGCGTCGAGGGACCAGTTCGGGACCTGGTCGGCGACGGTGGCGCCCATGACCCAGAAGCGGCCACCCGCGGCGGGTGCGTCCTGGGAGGTGCGGTTGAGCACGAGGTAGCCGGAGGCGCCCTTAACGAGCACCGTGAGGACTTCCTGGCGCTCGGTGGCCTCGGCGTTGGTGCCGGTGCCGTCGTCCTCGGCGATGGTGATGGAGGCGTCCTGGAAGGTCTGGGGGCCGTCGATCTGCTCCTCGACCTTCTTCTTGAGGATCGCGACGTTGATCTTGTTCGACTGGGGGTCGAGGCCCTCGATCGCATTGATGGACAGGCCGAGGGGCTGCCCGGCGTTCCACTCGGCGACCGTGAACTTCAGGTCCTCATCGGCGATGGACGGCAGCCAGCGGGCGTCGCCCGTACCGCGGAGCATGAAGAGAGTCATGCCTGGCCTCCCGTCTTGGGGGCCTTCGTGGCCGGTGCGGGCGCGTCGGCGACCGGCTCGGCGACGGTGGGCTGGGCGAGCTCGCGCTCTGCGGCGATCGCCTCTTCGGGCGTGAGCGTCTTCCAGCCCCGGCCCTTCCAGACCTTCTCGAAGGCGTCCTCGGTGGTGACCGCGGGCTTGGCCTTCGGGAGGTCGGGGTGCGTGATGTGCACAGTCATCAGGTCTCCCGTGAATCCGAATGGGGTCTGGCACCTGATGAGGTGCAGTCCGCGAGATGGGCGCGGTCCCTGAGTCGTGCCTATGGTCAGGCTGGGGGTGTCACGTGTAGCGGATCGTGTAGGTCTCGACCCACTGGGCGGTGCGGCCCGCTTCGGTGCCGGAGTTGTCGGCGTATCCGTCGCCGGCGCTGGTGATCTCGAGGACGGCGTGCCCTGGCAGTGTGAGCGGGTTGAGGGGCTTGCCCCGTGGGGTGAGAGCGACGAGCGCGGTGCGGATCTGGTCACCAAGGAGGCGTGCCTGCTGTCGCCCGGCCATGACGGCGGTGGTCTGCACGCCCAGGGTCGCCCAGTCGTGACCGCCCATCGCGAACCGCGTGAGGTTGGGGGGCGTGGCCAGCTCGACGAGGACAAGCGGTGCGGCCCACGACTTCGCGTCCTTCTCGATCACCAGGTCACGCCCGTCAACCCGCTGAGGCAGGTGCAGACGCAGGTGGTCGCGGAACGCGGTGAGGACGGGCTCGGCTGCAGTGAGGGTCATGCGGTCCTCCCGGAGGCTTGCAAGGCACGGTCGAGCTCGCGGGCGAAGACCGCGGGGACGAGGAACAGGGCGGGCCGCCAGTGCGGGTAGGGCGGCTGGCGGTAGGAACGTCCGAGCGCGTCGACACCGATGAAGCCGTACTCGAGGCGGCGTGCTTGGACAGCGTTGGTGGAGACGAGCGCGAACGGCCCGGCGGTGTCGCGGCCGACGGAGAGGCTGATCGTGCGCCGGTAGTCGCCGGTGGGCGCTCGGGGGCCGGGGCGACCGGAAGCGTTGGCCTTCACCTGCGTCTGGAGGAACATGCCCGTGCGGCCAACGGCGACCTCGGTCGCGCGGTCAGTCGCGGGGATCAGGACCTCGAAGGGCGCACCGGGGTCCCCGTCGGGGGTTATCGAGATCACGCCGTCCTGCCGGGGCGCGCGAAGACGGTGTAGATCACGCCTGCGCCGTCGCGGATGCCGCCGAGCACCTTGGCGCGCGCCCCGAGGAGTTCGCGGTCGCGGCACTTCGTCACGTTGACGTGCATGGTCTCGTCGACGTCTGGTGCGTTGGGCAGGAGGATGAGCCGCCAGTCTGTGACGGCGACCTGGATGCCGCCGGCGACCTCGCCTGAACCCCCGCCGTTCTTGATGAGGATGGCCTTCTGGGTCCCGAGGGCTTCGACGGTCGTGGGTGTCTCGAGGGTGATGGGGTCGGGTTCACCGTCGGTCTCGCGCGTGACGGCGACCTCGGTGCCGAACGAGCGGATCGCGGACGCCGCGAGTCCGCCGCCGAGTGCGAGGAGGGGGCCGAGGTCAACCACCGAGGGACTCCCGGAGGATCGCGAGGACGTGCTCGGCGTAGGAGTCGCGCATGCCGCGCAGGCGCGGTCGGACTGCGTCGTCGAGGGCGGAGGGGTCGAGCTCCCCGATCCACGCAGCAAGGTGCTCGCGCAGCTCGTCGTCGGTGGGCTCGCGCACGACCGTCACGACTCCCTCAGCGGACACCGTGCCGGTGGTGGGGACGTGCAGGATGAGGTGGGCGGGCTGGCCCGGTGCGATGGTCAGCTCGACAGCGGAGACGTCGCCGGAGAGGTCTACGCCGTCGACGATCACGGTCGCGTGGTCGGGGGTCGTGGTGAGCGTGAAGGGGGTCGTCATGCCCCGATGGTCAGGCCGGGGGTGTGGCTCGCTTCGCGACCAGAGCCGCATGACGCTGGGCGGCCTTCGACCCCAGGACCCCGCCAGCGAGGTCGATGTTGGTCGCGCGAGCCCGGTCGACCTGCCGGTCGAGGGACACGCGGCGGGGCCGGCGCGCGTAGGCCTCGGCGCGGGCACGCTCAGCGGCAGCCTGGTCGGCGCGCTGGGCGTCCGACGGCGACGGCTGCGCCCGGGCCGCGTCATCGGCCGAGTCGATGTCGATGCGCCCCGACGAGGACCGGCGGCAGTTCGGGTGGCTCAACGGGAACAGCCTCGCCTCCTCCAGGGGCACGATGAGGCCGTTGGCGCGCTGCGGGTCGTCGTGGGAAGTCCACCCGCACCCGGCGCCGTCGAAGATCTCCATCCACCCGATACCCAGGGCCTCGGCCTGGTTGAAGGACCCCTCCTGGTACGCGGTGGCGGTCTTCGTGCGCAGAACCATGTCCGTGTACGTCGACAGGCCCACGCGGCGACCGTCGGCGTAGACGACCGACGTGATGGTCCGGTCGGCGAGGTCCGCGGCGAGGCGAACGCCGGCCTGCTCGGCGGTCATGCCGGTGTAGATCTTCGCCCGAACCCAGTCGCGCGACATGGTGCGCACGAGCTCACGGGACGACTCCCGCATGCCCTGGGTGCCGCGCAGCAGGTCGTCCATGGTGTCCTGGGCGAGGGCGGCGATGGTGTTCGCGTCGACGGTCGAGAACGACGCCGCGGTGCGAGAGCTGATCGCCATCGCGAACGCACCAACCTCGTAGGCGACCTGCGTCGAGGCAAGGACGGACGCGGCGGCGAGAGCGTCCACCTGATCACCCAGACGCGAGACGATAGCCTGGAGCTCCTTGAGGCGGTTCGCGCGCACCGGGGGAGTCATGCCCCACCACTCGCGCATGAGCCGGTCCTGCTCGGCGACGATGAACACCCAGATGGCGTCGACGTCGTTGCGCACTGCGGCGGTGAGGGCCTCGATGCTGTCGGGCTGGGTCACCGGTAGCGGTCCGCGCGCAGCAGCGGCGCCGTCTGGAGAAAGTTAGACGCAGTCCCGCCCTGCTCGGCCGCCCACCGCTCTTCGAGGCGAGCGATCTGCGCGGCGAGGCCCGTCAGGGACGCCTTGGAGAACCCGACATTGAGCACGCCGTCGAGGCCGAACGTGGAGACCTCCTGGCCGCCGGCGGATGCGTCGGCGTAGCGGCGCTTGAGGACGCGGATCGCTACTGGCAGCCAGTGGCCGAGCTCGTCGAACCACTCCTCGAGAGTGTTGTCGTCGGGCAGGGTGCCGACCTCATCGCGGATGAGGGACAGCGCAGCGCTGAACGGGTGAACTTGCATCTACGGATCATCAAGCACCAGGTGTGACGAGTTGGTGCGATTAGTCTCTAGAAGATGACCACGAACACTCCGGGCGGCACGTCGGCTCCGACTTCATCGCCCAACCTGACCGCTAGCCCAACGCAGATCGCGCTTCCGACTATCGCTAGCGCCGCGCGCAAAATCTCCGAGGCGAGGTACACAGCGGACCCGGACTACCCGTACATCCAAGGCACGCCCGTCGACTCGGCTCTCGACTGGGCGATTTTGGAGGCTGAGGATGTCGAACAGGCGGTCTTGTCCACCAACTCCTCCGCGATTCGGAGTCCTGCCATCACAATGATCGGTTTTCTTCTCACGATCTACACCCTGATGTGGGGCGGTGATGATCTAGATGGGGTTGGACGGTTGATTTTCGGGTCGATTCTGTTGGTCATTGTGCTTGTGGTCGCCTTGGTTCTGTACAAGGAAGCCGGTGAGCAGGATCGGAAGCAGAGGAACGCGACTGCCTGGGTGCGGTTGCTTAAGGCCCGTCGTGATGGGGCAATCTAGAGCTCGTTTTGCGATCTGTCAGAGACAGTCGGTGCGGTCGGTGGGCCAGCGCACGCCGGTCGAGCCTGGCCACACGAAGCCTGTTTCGCGGATCATCCACTCGAGCATCGGGGTGCGCTGGACAGGGACGAAGCACTGACGAGCCCACCCCTCAGCGGCTTCCCCGCGGACCTGCGCGGTGACGACCTTGCGGTGCTCGCCGTAGAGCTCGTAGCCCGGGTAGTACGTCGTGGGCGGTGGCGGTGGCGGCTTCTGGAACGTCGGGTTGATCGTGTTCAGACCCGACCAGGCGAACACTCCGGAGGCCGTGGAAGCACCACCGTAGGAGGCCCACTTCACCGCGTAGACCCCTGGCGTCAGGCTCCCCAGGGAGATCTGCCCGGCCGAGCTGCCGCCACTGTCATCGTCGGCGGCGACAGATGTCCAGCTCGAGAACCTCGTGTACTGCCCCGCTGGCATGCGGTACAGCAGGATGTAGAGATCCGCTCCAGAAGACCCGGCCTGGGTGATGACGACGGGGCCTGTGGTCGCGGTGACCTCGAAGACCCACCAGAGGCTGTTGCCTCGGTTCTCGTCCGGCTCGCCCCCCTCGGTGCCAGCGCCGACGTTGCTGACGGGGCTGGTACTGCCGCTCGCAGCGCGCAGGATCAGCGCCTCGGCGAAGGTGCTGTTGACGTCAGCCATCTCACTCCCACCGGATCGCCAGGCCGACGGCCCGTGCATTGAGGTTCTCAGGGGACATCCCCGCGCCGAAGGCCGAGTACCCGTTGGAGACCGGGATCGGCATCATGCTGCGCTCCTGGCCCTCAAGGGTGACTTGGAAGACCGACCCGGGTGCATCGCCGCCCGGGTAGGACAGGCCAAGGCGCGACTGCCACGGGGCCTGTGCCGGGGGGAAGAAGACCCACGGGAAGACAGGGCCGAGGCTCGCAGCTGCCAGCGGGGTCCCACCAGAGAGCACGACGCCAGCGATGCGGTAGGGGACGATGACGGGCACTATGCCGCTGGTGAACGACACGGCATCGTAGGCGATGACCGCGGCCTCGGGGTACTGGTTGTCCGACGCCGGCGGGCTGACGATGAGTACGCTGGTGCCGTCGGGTGATCGCTCGACGAGGAAGAACGGGACGCAGAAGTTCGGCGCCCCGTTGGCGGCCGGGCACAGTGCGACGTAGCCCGAGCCCGCGCTCGCCCGCCAGTCGGAGACGGTCGTCGTGTTGCCGTATCCGGCGCGACCGGTGAAGAGCACCGTCGTGGGGTTCCCAGCGCCGTCGGTCCCCTTGCACAGCGTGACGCGTATGGCGGGGTTCGCGGTGTTCGAGATGCCAGTGCCGAAGTCGATCCGCAGGAAGATCGGGCGCGTGGCCTGCATCGGGTCGTTGAACCGGAAGACCGCGTACCCGGCCATCGTGGCCACGGTGGGCTTGAGGACGGTGGTCGGGTCGATCTGGCCCGTGTCGGCGGTGCGCACCAGGCCGACGGCCGTGAGCATCGAGATGGCGCGCGCGACCCAGTCCCGGAATGTCGCGTCGGTCGTGTTGACGAACGACCCCTGCGTGGTGAGCGTGGTCATGCGATGGACCTCCAGGTCAGTGTGATCGTGGCGACCGCGTCCGCAGTCCAGAAGAGGGGCGTGGAGCCCATGAAGGGCACGAGGTGCTCGCCGGGCTCGGTGGAGTTGAGCTCGTAGATGAGCCCGCGGCCGCCCGGGTAGGGCGTGTAGATGGACCGCGAGCGGTCGGCGGTGCGGCCGGTGGCGTCGAGGTAGAAGCGGATGCGCACTGGGGCGTCGACGTGGACGCGCTTGACGACGAAGGTGCCCGCGAGGGCCCGCTGCCCGATGCCGTTCGCGACGTCGAAGGTCAGCGTTTCGTCGGTGCCTCCTCCGCCTTGCGCGGCGTCGTAGACGAGGGTGTCGCCGAGGTAGAGGCGCGTGGCGTTGGCGATCATGAGCCCTCCTCGATGACGTAGAGCGTGAGTGGGTCGTGGGTGGGGAGGGCGTCGTACTCGGCCTGGGTGCCGCGCCAGGCGCGCAGGAACACGGCCTCGAGGGCGTCGCGGGTCTGGGATGCGGGGTCGGCGACGAGCGCGGCGACATCGGCGTCGCTCGTCCCACCGCCGCCCCCGGCGGGTGTAGCCCAGACGACGTCGTGGTCGGCGTCGGAAGCCTTGGTGGGGACTTGACCGGTCGTGCCGCCCGTGGGCAGGCCAGGGCCGGCGGGACCGCGTTCGCCCTGCTGCCCGGGCTCTCCGTCGCGGCCGCGCGCCCCCGGGAGTCCGTCGACGCCATCGCGTCCGGGCGTGCCCGAAGCCCCGTCCGCGCCGTCCGCGCCGTCCGCGCCGTCTCGACCCGGTGCCCCGCGTGGTCCTTCGGGTCCTTCTGGGCCGAGGTCGCCCGCAGGTCCCCGAGGGCCTTCTGCTCCGTCTGTCCCGGGCTCGCCGGGCAGGCCGCGGGGGCCGTCCGCGCCACGAGGACCGTCCGGTCCCTGCTCACCGGCGGGTCCGGGCTCTCCTGGTGCGCCGGCGAGGCCATCTGCACCGTCGCGGCCGGTCTCTCCAGCGGGTCCGCGAGGACCGACGACCTGCGCGACCTCGAGCACGACGACTGCGGGCTCGATGGCCTCTACGGTCTCGTGGCTCATGCCTGGCTCCTGGTGACGTCGGGGGAGACGGTGACGGTGCCCTGGATGAGGCGGGTCACGTGGCCGTCGGGGCTGATGAGTTCGAGGTCCCACACGCCGAGTGGCTGGGGTCCGTCGCTGGTGACGCGCGAGTACGCGTTCCAGGCGGGGTCCTCCGTGGTGGTGTGGTCGATGGTGACCGTCACGAGGCCGTCGGCGGTGAGCGTGATGCCGTCTGCGTCGGTGAGGTTCAGCCAGATGTCGCCGCCGACCTTGCGACGCAGCTGCGCGCGCGCTGTCCACCCGGTGAGGTTGACGGGGGTGGTCGTGGTTCCGTCGCTGGTGGAGTAGCGGACGGCGTAGGACTGGTCGGCGCCTTGGGCGACGATCAGGTCGACGGTGGTGATGGCTTCGCGGCCGAGCGTGGTCATGGGGCCTCCTCAGCGCTCATCGTCGAACGAGGGGTGTGGGAAGATCCGGCCATGACAGAAGATGGCTTGTTCGATGTGCAGATCTGGGGGACTGTGGGCCAGTGGTTCGCCGCAGTCGGGACGATCTTTCTAGGCGGTTTGAGCCTATGGCTTTCTTGGCGAGGCAATCGAAAGTCTGCTGAGTTGGAGCGGCAGTCGGCGATACGGTCGTTGTCCTTCGTGATGCACGACCAGCATGACGACGAGCACGACCTCGTTGGTGCGGAGGTCGTCATCTTCAACGCAGGGCCTATGCCTATGTCCCACCTCAGCGTCAGGTATACCGACCACAACAGCTTCAAGGAGTTGCCCACGGCGCGGTATCACGCAGAGCTTCGGGCAGGAGTGGAGTGGAAGTTTGATGTAAGCCGTAATTCCACGTTTGTGACTGACGAGTGGGCTGTGCAGGCGCGTGACGTGAACGGCAGGCTTTGGAAGCGCTCGATCTCCGGCGCGATCACAGAGATCAAGGAGCCAGGCTCCCGGCGCCGGTGGCAGTTCTGGCGCCGGGAGCAGTAGTTCAGAGCTCGCGGGCGCCGAGGATGCCGGAGCGCTTCTTGCCGGCTGCCTCGAGAGCTCGGACGCGTGCTGTGTCGTCGGGGTTGGCCTTGAGGTAGGCGTGCACCTCGACGGCGTTGTGGTCGGCGGGGTCGAACGACGGCGCGACGGGCTCCACGGGCTCGTCCCCGCTGAAGAGCTCGTCCTGCCCGGGGATGACCGTCGTGACGTCACCGTCGACCTGCCCGAGCGGCGGGACCGTGAAGGCAGCGTGAGCGTCGTCCCAGCCCTGCACGTACCCGAGGATCGCGCCGCGCACACGCTCGGGGTGCACGTCGACCGGCACGCCGATGCGCGCGGCCTCGACGAGCTCGCCGTCGGTGAGCGGCTCGACGGCTTCCGCGCGCGGGACGTCCGTGGCGTACACGTGCTCTGTGCCGTCGAGAGCGGGGCCGGAGACGGTCTTGAACGGGCCTACCGGTTCGCCGGTGTCGGTCAGGTGCCCGCCGATGGACACGCCGTCGGGGATCTCGTCACCGGCCTTGAAGACGCCGCGGTCGGTGTGGACGACGCCGGTGAGGTCTGCACGGATGCGTGCCATGTCTCCTCCAGAGACTCGTAGGGGTACAGCGCAGGGGCGGGGTGCTCCCTTGTGAGGATCACCCCGCCCCTGTGGACGTCCGCTGGGGTCAGAGGACGGTGGCGACCAGGAGGCCGTTGATGTCGCCGGCGACCGGCAGGACGACCGAGGACGCCTTGGTCCAGGTCACGACCGGGTCCGGGACCTTGTACTGCGTGAGCGTGATGCCCGGGGCGTCCTTGGCCGTGAAGTCCACGGCGTTGGAACCGACGAGCTCGAGGGCTTCGGCCGTGGTGCCCCACTGCGTCTCACCCACGGTGTCCGTGGTGAGGATGTACCGGTTGTCGGCGATCACCCGCACCTCGTTGCCCGACTGGTCGGGCACGAAGCCCTCGTAGACGTTCAGGGCTGGGAGGCCGAACTGCTCGCGCACCTGGTTGACCTGCGCCGGGTTGAGGATCGGCCCGAGCTGGGTGCCCGGGAACTGCCAGAAGTACGAGCGGTACTGCTCGTTGCGCGTCAGGAACGTCATGATGCGACGCGAGATCGTCGCGCGGGTCGGGCGCACCTTGGCGTCCTTCGCGACGAGCTCGACCCACACCTGCTCCTGCTCGACGAGCGGGGCGGCCGGGTCGGACCACAGGATCGGGGCCGTGACGACGTGCGATGCGGGCAGCTCGAAGTCCGCCTCGTCGACGACGCCGTTCTCCGCGATGGAGATCTTCCCGGTCTGGAGGAACTCACCACGGGCCTTCTCGGCGCGGTTGCGCAGCGAGATGGTGAGGTTCTCCACGTCGTCGTAGGTCGACTCGACGATGCGGTCGATGCCGGTCTGCGACGGGGCCTCGTTGAGGGCGTGGATGAGGTCCTCGTTGACGGGCAGCTTCTCCGACAGGGGCGGCAGCTTCACCTCGGACACGGTGATCGAGTCACCGCGCTGACCGATGGGCGCCTCGGCGTTGTACGACCGGAAGCGCGCGGTGAACGACTTGCGGACGTGGCGGGCGACCTTGGACTTGCGGCCGTCGACCTCGCGGTTGGGCAGGATCGAGGTGAGCGGGTTCTCGACGGGCTCGGGAACCCGGCGGGAGAAGACGGTGAGGTCGACGTCGGAGACGAGGTCGAGGATGTTCTGGGCCATGGGTTCTGTCTCCTCAGACGAACTGGATGCGGGTGGCGACGTCGGCGCGACCGTCGGCGTCGACAGCGATGGGCAGGCGGGCGGTCACGACCTTGCCGTGGTCGTAGAGCGCGAACGGCTCGCGGGTCGCGCCGGGGTTGACCGCGGTGTCCCACAGGACGAAGCCGGCGAGGACGCCGAGGCCGGTCGTGGTGTCGGCCGGGGTGTACGGGCCGTACAGGCCGGTGGCGGTGACCTTCGCGACCGGCGTGCCACCGCGGACGAAGCCGAGGGGGTAGTGCGTCGCGGCGACGAACTTCGAGACGTCGAGGGTGGCGGACCCGGCGGCGTCGGTCCCGTGTGCGGTGCCGAGCCACGAGGGGTTGGACGCACCCTGGTACTCGGTCTTGCGGACGGCGATGCTCATGGAGGTGTCTCCCGTGTGAGTGATCGGTGGGGGTCGTTCACTCAGCGGGGCTGGCGTCCACAGGGTGCGGGTGTGGTCCCGTCCACCTCTACCGGTGGTGTCGTGACGATCATGGCTGGTGGGGTGTGACTGAGGTGGGTGGTGGTGCGCAGGACGCGCTGCTGCACGGGGGAAGGAGCCCGGACAGGAACCCCGCAAGCGGCCTTCACCCCGTCATGTGGCCCGGCCCCTGGTGGAGCAGTCCAGGGGCCAGGTTCCGGGAGGGTGTTGACGCACCACCACCAAGAGGGGTGGGGTCAGGCGGGCTTGCCGAAGCGCCGTTCGGCCTCGCTCAGACCGTGAGCACCAGGGGTGACGGTGCCCTTCTGGCCAGCGGGCGGAGTGCCTCCGTCGGTGTGCGGCGCGGCGGGCGCCACGGGGGTGCCGGTGAAGAGGCTGGGTGCCTCGGTCTTGAGTGCTTCGACTGCTGCGGCGATCGCGGTCGGGTCGGCGTCTGCCGCGACGACGAGCGCGCGGGCGGCGACGGCGGGGGTCGATGCGCCGGCGGCTGACAGTGCGGCGGTGATGCGCACGGTGCGGAGCTCCTCGCGGGTCGTGGCGAGCTCCTGCTCGACGGTGGTCTTCGAGGCGAGGGCGGTGTCGCGGTCGAGCTCGGCCTGGGTCTTCTTCGCGTCGTCGGCGGTCTTCGCAGCGGCGGCGAGGGCGATGACGGCGTCGAGGTCGAGGTCGGTGAGCCCGGCGTCGGTGAGCTTGGTGTTGATCGCGGTGGCGACGGCGGTCTTGCCTGCGCGCTCGCCCTGGTCCTTCTCGCGTGTGAGGAACGCGGTGACCTCGGCCTGGGTGAAGGTCTTGTCGGCGTTCTCGGCGGCGCGCGGGTCGGTCTGGCCGGAGCCTGCGGGCTCGCCGGGGGTCTCGACGAACATGAGGTTGGGGCGTCGGGTGCGGAACATGCTGTGTCCTCCTTGGTGTCGGGTGGTGCGTGCGGTCATGGTCGAGCCGGGGGTGTCACGGGCGAGCGAAGTCGGGCAGGGGCATGGTCGGCGCGATGACCGAGGCGAGGTGGTCGACCATGACCTCTGTCGCGAGCCGGAACGCGCCCCAGAGGACGTCGTAGGCGGCCTGCTTCGGGATCGCCTCGCACGCGACCATGCGAACGAGGTCGGTCTGGTCTCGGTGCACGAGGTGGATGAGCTCGTGGACGATGTCGTTGCGCATCTCGTCGGGGGTGGAGTCGAGCCAGTCCTTCTCGAGCCGGATGCTGGCGACGGCCCGGCCCTCGACGGGGTTGACGGACGCTCGGGCACCCCTGGGTGCGCGCTCCGCGCCGACGTACACGTCCCAGCGCCCGAGGCCCATGAGGTCGCGGATCCGGCTGATGTAGGCCTGGATGGCGTCGACCTGCTCGGTGGACAGGAGCAGCTTCTTGCTCACGCGGTGGCCTCCGGCACGACGAGGGTGGCGGGCAGCGGTGCAGCCTCTGGCAGGCCGAGCACCTGGCGGGCCGCCGCCGTGTCCCCGGTCGCGTCGACGAGCTTGACCATCGCGTCGAACCACTCCTGCTTGATCGCGTTCACCTCGGCCGTGGCGTCCTCGATCGGCAGGCCGGCGTCGACGAGGATCTTCACCGCGGTCGGCGTCGAGATGCCGTGCACGGGCAGCAGGTCCTTCACGGTCTCGATCGCGGCCGGCTTGTCGGCGGGCAGCGACGCACCGAGCTCGATGCGCGCGGCCGGCGTCGCCCCGGCGGGCAGCGCGCCGTAGGTCTGCGCCAGGCGCATCGCGAACTTCAGGATGAGCGGGTACTTCTCGTCGCGCACGGTGCGCATCTCGCGGAGGAGCTGGCGGGCCGGGTGGAACCCGAGCTCGAGCGCATACCCGGACGGCACCTCGTCGGGCTGGACCTTCCCGATGAGCGACAGGGACAGGCGGGAGTTGATGGACAGGCGGTTCATGAGCTCGGTGGAGAACTTCACCAGGGCGTCGAGGTTCTTCGATGTGTCGATGAACCCGGCTGACCCGCCGGTGGGCATCGCGAGCTGCATCCCGGACGTCTGGACACCGCCTGCGTCTACGCCGGTGGTGACGAGGGCGGGGTTGGCGTTCTGCGCGGCGGCGACGAGGTCGGTGTCGTTGCCGGACAGGTCGTCGAGGAGCATCGAGATGCGCAGGAGCAGCGCGCGACCGAACGTGCGCTGCGTGGAGGGGTCGTTGGGGACGTGGACGACGGGGATGAAGTCGACGCCGAGGTCGATCCACCCGTCCTCGTTGCCGTCGGTGGAGACGATGCGGCGGTGCTCGGCCTTGGTGAGGTCGAAGGCGTAGACGTCGCGGCCGTCGAGCTCGCTGGCGTCGTAGTCGACCGACCGGTACCAGCACGTGGCCTGGCGGGTCTCGCCGTAGGACGTCGCGGCCGGGACCTCGAGGTCGCCAAGGGTCCACGTCTGGCGGCGTATCCACACCCGGTCGGTGGCGTCGTCCTTCCACTCCCACGCGACGTGCACGGTGGTGGGGAACTCCTCGACGTCAGCGCCGGCGGCGTCGAGGTCGGGGAAGTAGAAGCCGGGGTCGATGACGCGCAGTGTCGGCCGGTTCTTCGTGCGGGACCAGCCGAGGACGTAGAGGCCGTCGCCGTCGCCGATGGAGTGTTCTTCGCCTTCGAGGAGCTTCTGGGTGAGGCGCTCCTTCACGCCCCAGTCCTCGAGCCACGTCAGGTACTCGGCGGGGGCGTCGTCGGGCAGGCGGAGGGTCTGCTCGTCGCCGAGGAGCAGGGAGCGGGCGGTGTCGACGAAGAGGGCGGCGTCGCCGTACTCGCGCATCTGCTCCGCCGGCGCCTGGCCTCCTTGGGGTGTGAGCCACATGGTCTGGGGGAGGTGGAACCGCCTGGTGTTCGACCGGTACGACCCGAGGACGTTGTAGGCCGCGAGGCGGCGGGTGTCGTGCAGGGACACCCACGACTGCATCCACCGGGGCCGGCGTGCGTCGCGTAGCTCGGGGATGTGCGCGAGGGGCGCGTAGAGGTCGTTCACGTAGTCCTGCACTGCGGCTCCCGGGGTCGATGGTGGTCCGGGGCGAGTATCGGACTAGCAGTGTGGATCGATTATTCACCCCAGGGCGCTCTATCCAGAGCCACGGCGCCTTAATAGAGTTCCGCTCATGAGTAGCCATCTGCCACGCAAAGCCACAGGTGTCAAGCGATCGAAGGACGTGATGGCGAGCGTTGCTCACCAGATTGGTGTCCTAGTCGCGATCGAACGGAATCGGAAAGAATGGACCCAAGAGCAACTGGCTGCTAAGTGTGGTCTTCACCAGACCCGCATCTCGAAGGTGGAGAACGGCGACCCTCTTCCGAAGACGAACACCAACAAGGAGATCGAGGATCTCTTCAAGGTGGTTGGTTTGGACGCCGATCCTAAGCTGGCGAACTTTGTGATGTGGTGGAGGGATAACCACTAGCGCCCGCGCATGCCCGCCCACCTCTGGTGCGTGGGCCGGGAAGCGACTCCGCCGTCGGAGTGCTGGGGTAGGAACAGCACGGTCAGGCCGTGCACGAGCGCGTCGATGCGGTCCGGGGAGTCACCAGTGCCCGTCCACGTGAGCATCTGCCCCTCGAGGAGCGTCAGGCGTCCCGTGCCGTCGGCTGCGTGCTTGACCTTGCCGGTCTCGTAGAGCGCCGCGATGGACTCGGCGCGTGTGCGCTTCGACTGCGAGGCGTGCACCGGAGTCACCCGCGGCGCCATCCTCGTCGCCGGCTTCTCCTTGTGGATGTGATTCCACGCCGAGCGCATGACCTCCAGGACCATCTCGCCGCCCTGGTTGTTCTCGATGATGACCTCGTCGGCGTTCCAGTCGAGCACCGCGTTCCATGCTGCGGTCGCCCACTCGAGCGGGGTGCCCTTCATCGTGCGGTCGTCGAGGACCCACCCCGTGCCTTCGCGGTCGATGCCGGTGACGACGATGCCGGTCATGTCGGAGGTCTTCTTCGACGTGGCGGCGGGGTCGATGGAGACGACGATCTTGGCGAGCTTGCCGTACATCTCGCCGGTCTTGCCGCGGTTGTTCTCGATCCACGGCGACTTCCAGACCGCGCCGTCGACGGGTGCGGGGCGCTGCTGGTAGAGCGCAGTCCACGACCGGGTGTCCTTGGAGACCTTGATCGCCTCCCACTCCTCGCGGTTCCGGGGGTACTCGATGAGCGTCTCGGGGTCCCTCCACCACCTGGCGGAGTCCATGAACTCGCCGAGCTCGCGGCCGAGCGGGTCGTCGGGGGAGTCGGCCTGGGCGGGGATCGCGATGTTGCGCCACCGGTGTCCGTCCTCGGCGTTGAGCAGGCGCCCGGCGAGGTCGTCCTCGTGCCAGCGGGTGAGCACCAGGATGACGGGTGCTCGGGGTGCGAGGCGGGTGGAGCCGACGGTGTTCCACCACTGCCAGTGGCGGTCGCGGAAGACCTTGGAGTCGGCCTGCTCGCGGTTGCTGATGGGGTCGTCGATGAAGAGCGCGTCGGCGGCGCGGCCGGTGAGGCCACCGGACATGCCGACGGACCGCACGCCGCCACGGCGCCCGGCGATCTGCCACTGGCCAGCGGAGCCGTTGTCGGCTGCGATGCGCAGGTTGAGGTCGAGGGTGCCCTCGTCGCCGGAGTTGTTGGTGATGTAGGTGCGAATGTCGCGGCCGAAGCCCTGGGCGAGGGACTGGGCGTAGGACACGATCGCGATGCGCCGGTCAGGGTTGCGGGCGAGGAACCACAGCGGCCCGACGGTCGTCACGCGTGAGCTCTTGCCCTCCTGTGGGGGCATGGACACGATGAGGCGGTCGCAGCGCCCAGCCTCGACGTCGACGAGCGCGGAGTCGATGAGGTCGAGGGCGGGGGTCTGGCGGACGTTGGGGTCGATGGCGCGTGCGAGTGCCCCGGGGGTGGTCCAGCGGGGGTCGGGGGTCCAGGTGTTGCGGGTGACTTCTTCGAACTCGCGGGCGGCTACCTCAGCCCATGAGGTCGTCATCGGTACGCTCCGGGCATGGAGTCCATACTCGTGCCGTTGATCGTCGCGGTCGTCGGTGCAGTCCCGCTTCTTCTTGGGCGGCAGGTCCAGCGATCAGCCATCGACAAGGACCTCGACATACTCGCGAAGCTCCCGCCTGATTCCGGTATTCGTCGGGACCTCATCGAGAGCATCGAGATGCGGATCGACGAGCTCATCAACCCGTCAATGAAGCGCTTTGAGTGGATAGTTGTGGTGCTTTCCCCCGTGTTCATCGGCATTCTCATGTGGGGCATGCTGGTCAACGCGGACAGTCCAGACCGAAAGTCGTACATGACTCCCCTTGGCGGGGTCGGCATTGCTATGTACTCCGGCATGTTCTTCGGCGTCCTGTGGATGCGCTCAATGCGGAAGCGGCTCAAGGCGCACCGCCGGCGAGCAGCCTCAGATGCCGCGGCACAACCTCTGACACCCGTGCCTGCTGCTCCGACGACAGACCGAGGTCAGCCAGGATCGCTCGGATCGCACCAGCGACCTGCTGACCCTGCGCCTCAGCCAGCTGCACCCGACGCTCCTCCACACCAGCCTTGAGCGCAGCCGTGCACACGGTGACGAGGTTCTTGCGCTCGCGCTCGTAGAGGTCGTACCAGATCGACGGTGCAGCCTTCTCCACCGTCGTCGTGCCAGCGTTCTCCCCGCCCGTCGTGTCGCGGTACTCCGTCTGCCCCCAGGTGAGGGCGTGAGCGTTCCGTGGGCCGCTGACGTCGTCGAGCGCCCAGCCCTCCTGGGCGCGGACCATCGACGGGTCCTCCAGCTGCTGCACCTTCGCCCGCAGCCACTGCACGTGCCCGGCGGTCCAGCGGACCTCTTCGAGGAGTGCGTCCGACGGCGAGATGTCCACCGGCAGCCCCAGCGTCACCACAGCGGCACGCGCCGCCTCCTCCTCGATGCGACGAGCAGCAGCCAGCCGGTTCTGCCCCGCCATGCCACCGTGCATCTTGCAGACCTTCTGCCCGTGCATCGGGCGCTGCGTGCACGGCTGCCCGTCGGACTTGCGGTGAGACGTGCACCTGGCATGAGGTTGCCCGCACTTGCCACATGGCATGGGGTCCGACGAGGTGCGAGTCCTCGGGTTCACGGGTGGGGCCTATCTGTGTGACGGAACGGGTGGGGTGTGGTCAGCAGTCGGAGGCGAAGCGTCCGTGCGTGACGGTGGGGGTGTCGTCGCGGGGCGGCCAGTTCCAGTGGGTGCCCCGCGGGTTCTGGGAGTACGGGACGTTGCGGAGGTCGACGACGCCGTTGCCGGTGTAGACGGCGAGGTCGACGTTGGCGACGGTGAAGGCGTGGTGCTCGGTCGGGGTGATGACGTCGGCGGGGACCTCGCGGACCCGGGTGACGATCGCGGCCAGCGGTTCGGGGGAGAGGTCGCGCTGGTAGTGGACGATGCGCCCAACGGTCGGCTGCACAGGAGACTCCCTCACGCGGTACCCGTGGGGGGACGCAGAACTCCCCCCAGACCTCACCGTGTGGTGGGCCTGGGGGGAGTCTCCCTGCGAGGGTGTCAGCCGTTCGATTCGGACGTGAGGGCCTTGAGCCAGCCCGTCGGGGGCGGCCACGCCACACCCCAAGCGGCGAGGGTCTCGCGCGTGAATCCGCCGCTCGGTGTACGGGCCTGTTCGATCTCTTCGTGGGTCACCACGTTGGTTCCCTGGGGCAGTTGGGGCGCTTGGGCATGTCGAGAATGGTGCCGTTCGAGTCCAGGAACTGAACGCGCCAGGGGGCCTCTTCGTCGAAGGATGAGTGTTCCCGCAGACCGCAGTGCCCGCACGTGCTCACCAGACTCTTGTCCGGCATGCTCTGCGAGCTGTTCCACCAGTGGTACTTGCGGCCCTTGGTCGAGTAGTTCATCGTGGCCCTCTCTCGTGTCTAGCGGTACCTACGGCAGGAGCGCACCGAGCAGACGATGCAGGGACCATGGATGCGCGGTTCAGGACCTGGTCTTGTCGGCGGCGGTCCGCATCCCTACTCAAGGACCGCGGGTATCCAAGTCGAGTCATAGTCCGCACGATCGGCGAGAGGGTGGGCGAGCCACTGCATAGCGAGGAAGAGCCCGTCCAAGCGCCCGCTCAGTCGCTGGAAGGTGGCGGGCCCGGTCAGCGAGGGCTTTTCGTCCTGCCGGACAGGCCCCCCGAAGAACGGGTGAGTCCGGAGCTCCTCAAGGGTGTCGACATAGGCCGCCACGACGCCCTCTGCGGCGGCGCGATCAGGGAGTTCGGCGGCGTGGTCGAGCAGGAACTGAGGTAGTGCTTTGGGGTCTGAGGCCATCACGTCAGTCTACGAAGGACGGTGGCTGGCACCAGGGGGTTCCGGACTCTTCACCCCTGGAAGCGGATCGGGACGAGGAGGTGGCGGTACCCCTCGACGGTCTCCCCGTCGGTGCCGACCGGGAGCAGGGTGACGGGCTTGGCCTGGTGGTTGGCGCCGAACTGGACGTGCTGGGCATCAAGGGCTCCGAGGGCGTCGGCGAGGTACTGGGGGTTGAACGCCAGGGTGGTGGTCTTCCCGGTGAGGGGGTCTCCGTCGATGGTGGCGTCGAGGGCCTCGGAGGCGGTGGCGTCGTCGCCCTGGCCGGCCATGACGGTCACGGTGTTGTCGGCGAAGACCAGGCGGACGGGGATGCCGCGGTCGGCGACGAGCGCGACGCGCTTCACGGCGGCGGTGAGGTCGGCGACGTTCACGACAGCGGTCACGGCGACGGCGTCGGGGAAGAGGCGGCGCACGGGCGGGTAGTCGCCGTCGACCAGCTGCGTGATGAGCGTGCGGGTGCCGTCGGAGAAGCCGACAGTCCCGTGGCCGTTCGTCGTTACGTGCACGTCGCCCTGGAGCTGCTTCGACGCCTCGGACATGACCTTGCCGCGGACGATGAACGTCTCCTCGACCGTCCCGTCCCAGGCGAGGTCGCGGATGGCGAGGCGGTAGCGGTCCGTCGCCATGAGCGTGAGGAGCCCGGGCGTGGCCTCGACCAGGACGCCGGTGAGGTGGGTGAGGGTCTCGTCGCGGGAGACGGCGACGGCGACCTGGGAGACGGCGTGCTCGAGGGCGTGGCCGGTGACGGTGCCGAGCGCGGTGGTGGCCGAGGGGAGGGCCGGGAACTCGTCGATGGGCATCGTGAGGAGGCGGAACTTCGACGTCCCGCAGCGCACGTGGATGAGCGCGCCGTCGGTCTCGAGGGCGACGGGCTTGTTCGGCAGGGACTTGGCGATCTCAGCGAGGAGACGACCGGAGACGATGGCGCGGCCCTCAGTGGCAACGTCGGCGGCGACGGTCGTGGTGGCGGAGGTCTCGTAGTCGAACGCGGACAGAGCCAGGCGCCCGTCGGCGGCGTGGAGGACGACGCCGGCCAGGATCGGGTTGGCTGGTCGGCCGGGGATAGTGCGGGCGACGAACGCGACAGCGTCGGAGAAGGTCGTCTTGTCGATGGTGAGCTTCATCGGGTGCTCCTGGGGGTGGTGTCGGGGCGGGTGTTGCCGGATCGGTCGGTGCTGTCGTTGGCGCCGGTGGTGTCGTTGCTGGCGCCGCAGCGCTCGCACTTCCACCAGGGGCAGCTGGGGGAGTCGCAGTGCTTGGCGGTGCCCAGGGACCGGGCGCGGTTGCACGCGGTGCAGAGCGCTCCGGCGCGGGGGTCGGTCGGTCGGGGGATGGTGCCGTCGGTCATGGGGTGTCCTTCGGGGTGATGTCGCGGGTGTAGGCGTCGGCGGAGATGAGGCCGCGGATGTAGGTGGAGCGGGAGAGGTCACCGCGGGCGGCGTCGACGAGCGCGGCGCCGGTGGGGGTGAAGCGCACGGGGATGGTCACGGTGCGGGATTCGTCGAGGTCGGGTGGTCGGGCCATGCGGCCAGGTTCGCCCCGGGGGTGTTACGTGTGACGGAATGGGTTCGGTGGCACCGAATCAGGCGGCGGCGTCGACGATGCGCGAGTAGTGCAGCTGGTGGACCAGTGCGATCGTGTCGGTCGGGCCGTTGCGCTGCTTGGCCACGATCAGGTCGAGCTCGCCGGCCCGAGGCGACTCGGCCTCGTAGTAGTCGGGGCGGTAGAGCAGCACGACGGTGTCGGCGTCGTTCTCCAGGCCGCCGGACTCGCGCAGGTCGGACAGCAGCGGGGTGTGGTCGATGCGCATCTCGGGGCCGCGGCCGAGCTGGGCGGCGGTGACGATCGGGATGCCTGCGGCCTTCGCGGTGAGCTTGAGGCCGCGGGTGAACTCCTCGAGGCCCTGGCGGCGCTCGACCTTGGGGTTCATGGTGCCCAGCTGGACGTAGTCGAGGACGAGCAGGTCGGGCTGGTGGGTCTTGATCGCGGCGCGGATGTCCGAGACGGTCGCGGTGGGGTCGTCGACGATGTGCAGGTCGGCCTCGCGGATGCGCACGGTCGCCTTGGCGATCCGGTCCCAGTCCTCGGCGGTGAGGTCTCGGGCCTGGATGCGGGACAGGTGCACGCGGGACTCGGCGGCCAGGAGGCGCTTGAGGATCTCGTCACGGCTCATCTCCAGTGACCAGAGGATCACGGACTTGCCCTGGCGGATCGCGACGTCGCGGGCGAGGTCGACGCACATGACGGACTTGCCGGCCCCTGGTCGGGCGGCGACGAGGATGAGCTGGCCTGGGGTGAGGGGGTTCAGGCATCGGCGGGAGGTGCGGTAGGGCCACTCGAGGCCCGATGGCTGGTCGCGCTGTTCGAGGTCGTCGATGACGTCGTCGATGAAGTCTGAAACGCGGGTCGCGCGCTCGTCGGCGGTTGGTCGATAGGCAGCCTCGATCTCGGCGAGGGCCAGGGCAGCAAGCTCGCGCGGACTGATGGCCCCGTCGGAGGCGAGCTGGGTGACGCGCTGCCCAGCCATCGTCATGCGGCGCAGCACCCCGGTCTCGGCAACGATGCGGGCGTGCTCGCGGATCGCGGCAGGGTTGATGCCTGCCCCGATGAGGTCGGCGATGACCAGGAGCCCGCCGACGCGCTGGAGGTCACCGGAGCGCTTCAGGGCCGCTGGGAGCGTGTGCTCGTCGACGCTCTGCCCGGAGTCGTGGAGGGTGAGCATCGCGTCCCAGATGGTCTCGTGCGCGGGCACGTAGAAGTCCTCTGATCGCACGACCTTCACGGCAGTCGCCATGGCAGCGGGGGAGTTCAGGCATGCTCCGAGGACAGCCTTCTCGGCGTCTGGGTTCGTCTGTGGGTCTGGCACGAGCGCATCCTCCGGGGAGCGGTGTGGGCGTTGACCTGGGTGTTTCCAGGCTCGACGATTGATCGAACATGTGTTCGATAGGGTGTGCGGATGGTCGACAAGATTCCGCTGCGCGCGATGGCGTACTCGCTCAGCCCGCTGGCGGTCGGGGACCCGATCACGCGCCCCGAGCGGGGCGTCCCCGTCCGGGTGTGGGTGCACACCGCGGACGGGGACTCTCAGGTCGAGGGGGAAGCGACAGCGTGGTCGCCGAAGGCTGTGCACGTGCGGTACTTCGACCAGCACGGCCGAGAGGGCTTCGTATGGGTTTGGGCGTCAGCGGTCACGCGGCGCTGATCGAGGCGGTGACGATGCGAAGAAGGCCCGCCACCCCGGGTGGGGCGCGGGCCTTCGTGGGCGAGTCTGGCTGGGCTTAGATCATGAGTCCTGCGGACTCCTCGTGATCGATGAACTCGAGCGTTGCGTCGCTGGGCCAGTTGAGTCTCATCGTCTCGTTGAGCACGAGCACTTGGATGGATGTCTTCGGCAGGGAATTCTCCTCAACGTTGAGGGCGTGGGTGACGCTGAGGAGAGTGCCGGTGGCGTCGCTGTATCCGACGACGCCCGACCCCTTGTGGTGGAACCGGAGCTTCACGCGCTGTCCGAGGTGCTCGGCGGTCAGGTCCTTGAGTGCGATGTCTGCCATCGTCGTTCCTCTCGTTGTGCCGCGCTGCCCGCGCGGTCGTGGTCTCAGGGTGCCGTGGTGTGATTCAGAAGTCGAGGGGCGGCCTAGGGCTGTCAGATGAGCGGTGCGTACCGTTTCACCTCCTCGGAGATGTGCCCGAGTCGTACTGTTCTCACATGGAGTCAAACGACCTTTGGACAGCAGTCGGAGGTATCTCGACGGCCGTGACCGGGCTAGTTGCGATCTGGGCGCTCATGGCAGCGAAGAACGACAGCCGTGAGAGGAGCCGCCCAGTCATCGTGGCGGAGTACCGCGTGCCGCCCTATGCGTACTTCGCGCTCGAGTTCGTAGTGCGGAACGCGGGACCGTCGGTGGCCCGAGACATCGAGGTGACGTTCGACCCCGACCTCGGGACCCCGCTTCCCGAGCAGAAGATCCGCCAGTACATGATCGATCGCTACTCGGCCCCGCTGCCATTCCTTGGGCCAGGCCAGGAGCTCTCGAACATGGTCCACGTCGATCAGAGGGACCAGACGAGCACTGACGTGCCCTTCGAGGTGACAGTGAAGGTGCGGTACCGCCGATCGAGGTGGCGTTGGTATGAGGAGGAGTACCTGCTAAAGACGGCCGTGTACACCTCGCACACCTACCAAACCTCTTCCGATTCTCCGGATGGATACCTCAAGGCGATGCGTGATGCCCTGAAGAAGGTTGCCGCTCAGCTGGAGGCCATCAGGAAGAAGGACTGACCTGCGCCTGCTCGTAGGTGGGTTGGTGGGCGGTGGTCACCGGATCGAGCAGGTCAGCGATGGCACGCAGGTTCCCGGCGCTGAGCGGCACGTCCGTGAAGCCCAGGCGGGGCTGAAAACGGTCGCCCTTGAGCCGGCCTGCGACCGGCAGGTCGTCGACTGAGAACGCGCGTGCGGCTGAGGCCTCCGAGCCGGACGCCGCTGACGGCGGTCATGCTGACACCTCGACGGCCCCGGGGCAGAGCTCGGCGGTGTGCTGCTGGCGGATCGTCTTGGCGGCCTCGAGCGCGTGCTGCGGGCAGGCGTGGTCGACGGTCGCTCCGACGACGAGGCCGCACGCGGCCTTCGGGCATGGGCAGTCGTCTTCACGGGCGTGCCCGGACCACGACCGACCGACGTGCACGCCGTCCTGGTCGGCCCAGCGCCAGAGGATGCACTCGTCGTACTCGAAGACGATCGGGCCGGAGCGCTCGGGCAGGTCGCGCTCGTTGTAGTTCAGGGCGTCGCCCGGGGCGTAGGGGCAGGCGTCGTAGCCGATGCCGAACCACTGTTCGAGCCAGCACTCGTCGTGCGCGACACGGGGGTGCTCCTTGTCGTGCTCTGGGGACCAGTTCTCACACTCGCACCCGGGGTAGATGTGGCACTCGCTGGTGCGGTTGCCGCGGCACGCGAACGTGAGGTCGGTGGCGGTGATGTCGCCGTGCTCGTCGCGGGTGTGCTTCACCGTGACGAGGTGCAGTTGGTCGGTCGTGGTGCTCATGGTGGTCACTGCTCCCGGTTCGGGGTGGTGGGGGTGAGGCCGAAGAGGCGGTCGGCGACGGCGTGGATCTTGGCGTCTAGCGCGGTGAGGGCGCGTCCCTGGTGGCCGTCGAGGTGCTCGTAGGCTCCGAGCGCGGTGACGGCGACGTCGAGCAGCTCGGCGAGCACGTCGTCGGTCGTGTGGGTGACGCCCTTGCGGGGGTTCTGTCCGGTCGCGCCGATGTAGGCCGCGATGACCTCGCCGGACTCCTCGGTCAGCTTCGCGAGCCGACCCCAGGCGACAGACTCGGGGTCGCGGTGCGCATTGCCGGTGTCGATGCGCCGCGACAGGGCGACCAGCCGACGTGCCGCTGCTACGTGGTCGGTCATCGGTCAGCCCTCCTGGGCGTGGGTGGAGCGGACGTTGACGACGTAGCCGAAGCCGTCGGCGTCGGTGTGCCAGACCACCTCGGGCACCGGGTAGAGCAAGCCGTCACGGTGCCGCCACTGGCGCCGGACCGCGAGAGCCTGCAACCTGAGGTGGTCGACCGTCTTGGGCTCCCAGTCGAGGAGGGAGTCGGGGCCGTACTGGTCGTCTCCCCAGAGCGGCAGGACGTAGGCGAGGAGCGCGGCGCAGTGGGCGCACTCCTTCCAGGTGAAGGCCGTACCGCCGCCGAGGTTGCGGCTGCTGCTGTGCCGCTCGCCCGGGGAGATGGACCGCCGGCACATCTCGCAGTAGTGGACCTTCCGCGCCCTGGGGTGGGACCTGACGACGGTGCTCATGGCTTCCTCCGGTGGTTCATGAGGCGACGGCCTCGAGGTGTCGGGTGACTTTGTGGACGGTCGACTTGGACAGGCCGACGACGTCCGCGACCTTCCGGACGGACAGGCCTTGGGCGTGGAGCTCGACGATGGCCGCGCGCTGCTCGTCGGTCAGCGACGGGACCCCGCGAGGCTGCTCGCTCGCCGTGGGCTCCTCGGTGTCCTGGGTGTCCACGTCTACGGTGTCCGCGGGGCGCGAGACGATCAGGTCAGCGATGGTGTGCGTCGCGAGCAGCACCCCGACCGGGAACAGCCCGGCCAGGATCGAGCCGAGGACGCCCTGCCATCCGCCCGGGCCGGCGTCCCACGCGTGAGAGCCGTTGGACGCCACGGACACCGCCGTCCACAGCGTCAGCCACGTCCACGCCCGCCCCTGCCCCTCTCCACGGGCTCGGGCGGCGAGGGCGGCGTAGGTGTAGACGAGGATCGCGCCGTCGATGAAGACGGGCAGCGCCCACGCGAGGTGCGGCGGCACGGCAGCCCACGGTGCGATCGCGGACAGGCCTGCGAAGGACAGCGTGAAGCTGATGGCCGCGAGGCCGCTGGTGAGCAGGACGGCGACGAGGAGCGCGGGTTTCGTGTCGGGGTTGAGCCTGGCGGCGGTGCGGGTCATGAGGCGAGCCGGACGGCCGCGCAGATCGCGTCCTCGCAGTACGCCCAGTTCGGACGGTGGTGGTCGTTGTGCGCGTGGCGCGCGGCCTCCACGACGGCCTCGAGGTCACCGCTCTCGCACTCGTCACCGCAGTACGTAGGGGTCGCCTTGATGACCTTCGGCTTCGGCCACGACGTGGCGAGCTGCACGACGCCGTCGCCGACCAGTCGGGGCAGCGCATACCCGGCGATGGTGATGCGGTCGTCGGTCAGGGCGGTGACCCTGCCCTGCACGTGCACGACGAGGTCGGCGGTCTTGCCCACCTGGTAGGTCTGTCCGGTCATGGGGTGATCCCTTCGTCTGGTCGTGTGCCGGTGAGCAGCGCGGTGAGGTCCGCGACGGTCCCAATCACGAGTTGCTTGGACGGGTCGGTGATGCCGCGGCGCTTCGCCACGACGAACCCGGCCAGTGCCTGGTCGTTGACTCGCTCCGTCTCGGCCTCGGCGAGCCACGGGCCGGGCAGGTACTTGCCGCCGTAGTCCTTGAGTTCGAGGACGATGCGGCGGCCCATGTGGCGGATCCCGGCGATGTCGCCCTTGTCGAGGGCGCCGGTCTTGACGCGGCGGTCGATCCGGTCGTCAGAGAGGGCCATCGCCAGGTGATCGGCGATGACCCTCTCGAACCGGGAACCAGCCGCCTTGGCTGACTTCCGTGTGCGCGTCATGGTCTAGAAGGGCGGCTCGTCGGCGAAGGAGCTCGTTGACGTCGGTCCGGCGGTGGCCCACGAGTCGTCCGCCGGGGCGCCGCTCGAGCCGCCGCTGGACCCGCCGTTGCCGGAGCGCTGGGCGCGGGTGACCTTGGCCGAGGCGTACTTCAGCGACGGGCCGATCTCCTCGACCTGAAGCTCGACGACGGTGCGCTTCTCACCCTCACGGGTCTCGTAGGAGCGCTGCACGAGCCGACCCTGCGCGATGACCCGCGTGCCCTTCGTGAGGGTCTCGGCGACGTTCTCAGCAGCCTCACGCCAGATCGAGCAGCGCATGAACAGCGTGTCGCCGTCCTTCCACTCGTTGGACGGGCGGTCGAACGTGCGTGGCGTGTTCGCGATCGTAAAGTTCGCGACCGCCGCCCCCGCCGGGGTGAAGCGCAGCTCCGGGTCGCCGGTGAGGTTCCCGACGACGGTGATGACCGTGTCACCTGCCATGGTGGTTCTCCATCTCTGCGGCCAGGGCCGCGATCTCGTCTGGTCGGAAGCCCGCCCAGGTATTCGTGACGACGCCGTCGGTGGTGACGGTGACGATGGGGGCAGCGAGGTGCCCGGCGGCGCGGAACTGCTCGAGGAGGTCTGGGTGCTCGGTGAGGTCGACGACCTCGTAGGGCACCCCGGCCTTGTCGAGCTTCCGGTAGGTCGCGTCGCACTGGACGCACGCCGGTTTGCTGTGGACGGTGACGGTCACGCTCGCTCCAGTCGGGAGAAGGTGGGGATGTGGTGGGCGGTGAGCTCGCGGTGCACGGGCTCGATGCCCGCGGCGGTGCAGGCGGCGGACTCGGCGTCGTGCAGGGGCCGCCCGTCGCCCAGAGCGGCCAGGAAGGCGTGCCGCCACGCCTGGTACGCCCCGACGTCGTCTGCGGGCACCTCGGGCGGTGGAACGGGCGCCGCGGTCCCCAGGGCTGCTCTGACGCGCTCGGCCCGCAGCCGTCGAACCCCAGCGAGTACGTCTCCGGGCACGACCCACGAGTTCGCAGCCGTCCGCTCGGCGACGAGCGCACGGACGGCGTGGGTTGCGTCCTCGAACGACGTGTTCCGCAGAGCGTCGCCCCAGACGATGTCCATGTCCGCGACCACTCGGAGCAGCCCTGCACGGTTGAGAGCGAGGGTGACTCTCACCGCCTCCTCGCCGTTCATGCGCTGATCCTGAGCGTGTCCGCCGCTTCGTCTCGGGCACGGGCGGCCGCGAGCTGGGACTGGAGCATGTCGCCCGCCGCGTCCTGGGAGCGACCACCCCGGGTCGGGAGCGGGTCGTCGCCCCAGCGGTCGCCGTTGAGCCACGTCGCGGGCAGCGCCGTGAAGCTCTGCTCGCGGTTCGGGTCGTCGCGGTACCGGCGTGCCCCGACGAGGATCTGCCCAGACGAGGCTCGGCGCAGCGCAGTGCGGTACGCCTGCTCGGCCTTGCGCTTCGCCTCGCGTCGCGGGTAGACCGCCCAGAAGTCCGGGAAGGAGTCCGGGGTCGATGGTCCGACGGCGGAGCCGGTGGACGATGTAGTACTCCCTGTTCCCTTCCTTTCCCTGTTCCCTTCCCTTCCTTTCCCACGGTGAGGCGTCACCGCCTCCTCAGTGAGAAGTGGTTGAGCGCTCATGTCCGTTGGAATCTCGGGGCTGGCGAGGTTCAGATCGCCGTCGTTGGGTCCAGGCAGCTTGCTCGCGGTTGGTCTGTTGATCCGCTGGTGTTCGGACCACGTCTGGACCACGATGAACCTGCGTCCGGTGACCGTGTATCGAGCGATCAGTGACGCCTCAGTGAGGGCTCGCAGATCGCTCTCGATGTCCTCACTCGACCGGTCGTCGAGCGGCCACAGTGCCGCCTTGATGAGTCGCGGATCGTCCACGCATCGACCCGCGTCGTCGACGTGAGTCCAGAGCCCGATGAACGTCAGCCGCTGCTCGACGGACAGGTCCGCGATCGTCAGTGACGTGAAGAAGTCGGGCTTGATGGTCCTGATCCGACCCATCACGCGCCTGCCAGGAGGGTCTCTTCGAGGGGGGACGTGGTGTAGCCGAGGGAGTCGAGCAGCTGGTACATGCCGGAGGGTGTCTTCTCTACGGTCACAGCGAGCCCCAGAAGGGCTCGGAAGGTGGGGACGCCCGAGAGTGCACCCGGGTCTGTCACACCCACACGCTCGGCCCACTCGCGGACGGTCCTGCGCGGGAGATTCGCGGCCAGCACGGCGACGATCTCCCGCATGACTGGTCGCTCCTTGTGCGGCTGCTGCCCGCCTGCGAGGAACGGCGCGAGGAAGTCGTCCCGGAGCCGCGCGGCGACGGCTTCGTCGGACGCGTCTCCGACGAGCGCGAGGTGCTCGCGGGCGACCTCCTGCCGGAACTCCCGCGTGCCCACGCTGCGCAGCACGTTGGTCTCGGCGTCCGGGGGCAGCCCGAGCAGAGCTTCGGCGTCGTCGAGGGTCACCTGCCCCGTCTTCAGCTGCTCCTGCGTCTCCGGCGCCAGAGACAGCAGCCGGACGCGACGCTCGACCTGCTTCTTCGGCTTCCGGGTCTGCTCCGCGATCCGCACCGTCGTCAGGCCCTCGAGGTGCAGCTGCTCGTAGGCGTGCGCCTCCTCCAGCGCCGTGAGGTCCCGGCGGTGCCCGTTCTCCCGGACCATGACGAGCATGACGTCCGCCTTCGTCTTGAGGGCGGTGTTCACCACGCACGGGACCTCCCGCAGGCCCGCGGCCTTCGACGCCGCGAGCCGACGATGCCCAGCGACGACATACCAGTCGTCGGCCGCCGGCGCCGAGCCGCCCGGGCACGGGATACCGTCCGTCGAGTGCTCGACCAGCACGCCGGTCGTGAGCCGATCGACGACGTGGTCGCAGTCCTGGCACACGCCCGTAGGCCGGCCCCAGGACCCCGGCCGCACTACCAGCGGCTCGATCAGCCCGTCAGCACGGATGTCCGCGGTCATCGCCGTCAGGTCCCCCAGGTCGAAGCGGGGGTTCATCGGATCCGGCATGATCGACCGGACCGACAGGGTCTTGAGCTCAGCCATCTGGGGGCCTCCTAGTTCTCTACACGGGCATAGGCCCGCATGTACGTGCGCCGCACGTAGTCGACCGTCTCGGGGGAGACGTGGGGGTGAGCGAGTCGCTCGCTGATGACCTCCGAGGACATGCCCTCAGCGGTCATGCGCTTGATGACGGTCAGGACACTCGAGTGGAGCTCCCCGGACGTCGTGACGGGCAGGGCGTCGGCGATGGGCGGAGTGATGTCCCAGACCGGGGTGACGTCGATGAGCGTCACGTCCTCGACGTGCACGCCGTGCTTCTCGCGCCAGGCGAGCCGCTCGGTGAGGGTCATGGCCGCGGCGACGCCGTCGACGTTGACCTGCTCGAGGACGAGCGGGCGGCACCACGACGCCAGGGCTGGGCAGCCCGCGCAGAGTGCACGGGCCTGGGGGAGGCGCTCGTCGGTGTCGTCGACGTCGGCGAGCCACTGGCCGCCGTCGACGCACGCTGGCCGGGGCGGCTTCACGCAGCCACCTCTAGAGGGTGGAATTGCAGGTCACGATCGCGCGAGCCGCCAGCACACCCCATGCGAATGCCGGTAGCCTCCCCGGCATGGCACAGGACAGCGTCTTCGGAGCGATCCCTGGGAACCCACCCGGTACCACCTACGCCGACCGTAAGGCGGTGAAGCGAGCCGGGCTTCAGCGGCATATCCAAGGCGGGATCTCTGGGCACCCCACGCAGGGGGCCGACGCGATCATCGTGTCTGGTGGGTACGTTGATGACCGGGACTACGGAGACAGGATCATCTACACCGGTCAGGGAGGGCGAGCGACGTCCACAAAGCCTGCGGAGGACCAGGAGCTGACCGGCAACAACCTGGCCCTCGCGATCTCTGGGCAGACGGGGTTGCCCGTCCGAGTGATACGCGGTGCCGGTGGAGACCCCAAGTACTCTCCCGAGGCCGGATACCGGTACGACGGACTCTTCGTGGTCGTTCAGCAATGGTCTGAGATCGGCGTGGAAGGCAAGCTGGTCCAGCGTTACGTTCTCGAGGCCTCCGACGGCGGAACCTCCTGGGAGACTCCCGGGGCCACGAGCAGCACCCGTCCGGTAGGCAGGGCAGCGCCTTCCCGATCCAGCAGCGTCGTCCAGCGGATCGTCCGCAACAGCGTCATCACCCAGTGGGTGAAGGACCTCTACTCCGGCAGATGTCAGATCTGCAGAACGCAACTTCAGACCCCGGTCGGCTTCTACTCCGAAGGGGCTCACATTCGTGCACTCGGGGCGCCACACGACGGGCCCGACACTGTCGACAATGTCCTGTGCCTCTGCCCAAATGACCACGTCCTCTTCGACAAGGGGGCGTTGTACATCGCCGACGAGCAGGTGTTCTGGGCCGCCGACGACAGCCTTGTCGGCGACCTGCTGCTGTCGAAGGATCACGGTATCGACTGGTCGCACGCGGCCTACCACCGGGAGCACTTCGCTCGTCCTCGCTGAACGGTGTCGCTTCACACTGCGCTCCTAGCGGCGCCCTTTGCAGGCCGCATGGTGACGCCTGCTGCGAGCAGGCGCCGGTGGACGGGGACGGTCGATGCCGAGAACTGCTTCGCGATCTGCCTGATCGACAGGCCGGACTCGTACAGGCGCGCGAGCTCGGCCTCGTCGGGCAGAGCGGTCTTCGCGCGCAGCGTCACGCCGGCAGCCTTGAGGTGCCGGTAGACGGTGTGCTGGCTGATGCCCTGCGCCTCGGCGATCTCCGGGACCGTCAGGCCCTCGTCGCTGTACGCGGCGACGATGGCGGCGGTGTCGGGCTCGACGCGGTCGGCTGGGGTCATGGTGCGGGGCCGGGGTGGTCGGGCGCGCTTCGTGATGGGGTCACCGAAGGCGTCGCGGGTCCCGGCGCGGACCTCGCGCTGGGAGAGCTCGGCTGCTTCCTCAAGCACACGAAATCGCCGGGCTTCGTCAGCCTTCGCAAGCGCACGGGTGAAGGGGTCATCTTGGTGGCTATACATGGTTGACTCCGAAATCGGTGGTGGTCGTGGCAGCCCAAGGGACTGCGGGACGAGGGACACGCCCGGAAGCAGTGCGGTGAGAGGAGGTGTCTGGTTGGGTAGGGTCACCCTGTGACTGAGAATTCGGACGAGACGCCCATTGCTGGCGCATCTGGTGTGTGGAACGAAGCGACAGAGCGCGCGCTGCGAGCAGCGGCGGCTGAGGCGGCGGCCGCGACGCGGGAACAGGCGACGCAGATCGACTCGCAAATAAAGGCGCTCTGGAAGATCGAATTCGGCTCTGATCGCCTCCTTGCGCAGATGAACTCTGCTTTGGACGTCCTGCGGAAGAACGCCTTCGCGAACATGGACCTGTCTTCGATAATTCAGGTTCCAGCCTTCAAGAGCCTTAGTCGCGTAAATCCAATGCTCTTGGAGTCGATCAGGAATCGCCAGTTATACTCGACTGCAGCACCGAAGCTCTTTCATTCCTCCGGGTACACGGGGCCGGCCGACTACTACTCAGCATCTGAGGTCGTGATCGATTCTTTCGACGACCTCAGTAGGGAGATTGGTTCTTTGATGCAGAATCAACCGAATCTCCCACTCGTGTGGCGCGGTGTGAGGGATGCGAACTGGGGGTTTCACAGCAGTCTGTACCGGGCGCTGTCAATCCGGAACGGAGTGGTTGACGCGGCCGATTCGAGTGCGACTCAGCCGTATCCAACTGAGGCTGAAATGGTCGAAGCGGAGGCGGAGTTGCTGGATCGAGCTCGTCGCTTTTGGCGGTTTGATGACATGTCTGCGCTCGAGATTTTCGCTCGGGTGCAGCACGTAGGCGGTCCGACTCGGTTGATCGACGTGACCCGGAACCCATACATTGGCGCGTGGTTTGCCGTTGAGGAAGATCAGGGGTCGGCGGGCGCGGACGCACGGCTGTTCGCGTTAGCAACGCACCCAGTCACAGGGGACTCGGACCACACTGTGCAGATGGACGACTTTGGCGCGGCGCGAGAGCCATTCTGGCACGGAGCGGAGGGGGATCAAGAGAATCAACTCCTTGCGTGGGGTGCTGGATCGCTACGACGTGTCTGGTTTCCTCCCGTCTACGACAATCGAATCCTTGCCCAAAATGCCGGTTTCGTGTTCGATGGTGTGCCGATCTCGATCAAAGGATCCTATTTCAAGAAAACCGGGGGCGGTTACTTCACGAAAGGTGACCTCCTCTCTGCCGGATCGATTTATATGAAAATGTATAGGCATGATCGGCCCGTGCGACCTAGTAAGCCCGGGTTCTCGCCGAGTTTTAGTTTCAGGATCACAGCCGAAGCCAAAAAGGACATACGCGAGACGCTCCAGAGTCGCTTCGGATATCGTGCGTCGTCGATTTACCCCGATGCGCAAGGCCTTTCGTCTTTCATGACCAAGAAGCTCTCGACCGTGGTGACCTAAGCCGTCGGTGGACCCTGCATGTAGCGCTCCACCGAGAAGGCCACGAGGGCCAGGACGAGCACGGTCAGCGCACCAGCCAGCAGGTCGCTCACAGGTCCCACTCCTGGTCCCAGGCGATCTCCACGACCTCCGCCTCCTCGGCGTCGAGGTCCCGCTCGAGGGCGGCCGGGCCGTTGAGGCGCTGGAGGCCGTCGAGGATCACGGACGCGAGCCGCAGGTACTCCGCAGAGTCGGCAGGTACGCCGCGCTCGGCGGCGACGTGCTCGAGGTAGTCCGTGCCGCGGTAGTCGGTACCGACCGGCCACCACCCCGTCGACGTCGAGAGGAATGCCGCGCCGTGCGTCCAGTTCAGGACGGGCACGAGCTCGGGGTCCTCGTGGGACGCGATGGCGAAGCCGTGGCGGCGTCCCTGCTCGCGGTTCTGCTCGACGTCGCCGTGGCAGTCCGTGGTGCCGGTCCCGCACAGGATGATGAGGTTCGGGGACGCGTTGATCTTCGGGTCTCGGCTCCCGCCCATGCCGCGGGCCGCTCGGTGCTGGATCGAGTACTGCCGGAAGGGTGTCATCGTGTGCGGGTCGACCACGGTGACTCCGCACTTCACGCACGCGCCGTCGTCGCGGATCGCGACCTCACGGCGGCAGTTCTTCGTCGGACCGGTCATGACTTCTCTTTCTGCCGATCTCGCCACGCCTGTCGGTTCTGGCGCTTGCGGATGACGTTGCATAGAGCGCACACCGGCTGGCCGGCAGCGCGGTGTAGTTCGACACCCGACGAGGTGCCCTGGAGTGTGCCGCACGCGTCCCGGTCCTTCACGTGCCACCGGTGCTCACGCTTCGGTTCGGTTGCTCTCTTCGCGGCGACTGCAAGGCGCGCGCACTCGCGGCAACGCCGTGAGCCGTCCGCTTCGCGGAGGTAGACGCTCTCCTCGGTCAGCTCGTGCCCATGGGAGCAGTGCGTCCGCAGCCTGCCGTGGAGCCCGCGCCGGGTGTTCTCGGCCGCGGTGACCGGCTCGAGGTGTGCGGGGTTCACGCACTCAGGACGGCGGCACAGGTGATCGAGGTGGAGGCCCTTCGGGATGGGACCGACCAAGACCTCGTACGCGATGCGGTGGCAGAGCCTTGTCCCGCTCGCTGTCAGGACCTTCTGGCTGTACCAGCGGCCGTCCCCCTCCTTCTGGCGCTGGCCGTTCCAGATCCAGCAGTCGTCGGTCTTCTCGACCTTCGACCAGAAGAGCTCGATGCCGCGAAGGCGGACGAGCGGATCTGTGGAGCCGTGTCGACGGACCCGCCCATAGTGCACAGAGCACATCCCTCTGGCGTGGGCGAATGCAGTGCACTCGTCGACCTGGCACGGCTTCGCCGGGGTCGTCCCGTCGCCTTGATCTTCACGCTCCGACATACGTTCCTCCGTCTGCTTGGGCCTGAGCGCGCGTAGCGGCGTTCATTGACCTTCCGACGTCGAGTTGATCCCGGAGGGTGCGAATGGCCTCGCGCGCTGCGCGGACCTGCACCTCGGCGATGTCCATGGCGAGCTCGAGGTCCGCGGTCTCTTGCGATGCCGTTTGCTTCTTGACGTCCACCGGTCCGGTGGTCGTCAAGAACACGCGAGCGAACTCGCGCCTGTACGAGGACTTCGCCCGGACCCAGGCCTCGTCGAGAACGGGGATCTCGAGGGTCTTGTTGTCGAGCAGCCGAGACAGCTCCGAGAGCCGGAGTACCACCTGCATCTGAGACGGGAGGCTCGTTGGGGGGCTTCCTGGACTGCTCACGTGGCCGACTCCACTGGCGGCTCGTCGACGATCTCCGCGTCGATGACCTCAGCGGCAGCGGTCAGCGCCTGCCCCTTCTCGGTGATCTTCGACGCGAGGTCCGCCGTCATGGCACCGGCGTCACGAGCCTCCCGGTACAGGTCGCGGAGGGCCTGCGCCTCGGTGGCAGCGTCGACCTCGGCCGACCAGTCACGCCCACCCTCAGGCGGGGCGGTCTGGGCTTCACGCCGAGCGGCGGTCCGGGCAGGCGGGGTGACGGGAGCCTCGGTGTCCGCCTGGGTCATCTCCTCCGCGGTGTAGATCCCCGACAGGTCCATGGGGAACGCCTTGCGGAGGGCGAGGGCCTCGGCGCACTTCGCGATCATGACCGCGGGCTTCGTGCCCCACAGGCCAGTCGGCTTGTCGCTGTAAAACGACGCGTACTCGGAGAAGAGCGCCACCGCGTAGAGGGGCTGGGCGAACCCGCGCCGCAGGACTCCGACGCGGGCTGCGACCGGGGCGCCGGGCTGGAGCCAGACGTCGGTCCAGACGCCGTCCTGGCCGCACCACTCCGGGCCGACCTGGCCTGCGTAGTCACCTGAGCGTTGGGCGACGATCCGCAGGCCGTCGATGCTGGCCTGGATGGTCCACTTCGTGGTGCCGCTGCGGCGGTCGTTGCGCCCTATCATGTAGATCTGTCTCGCAAAAGGGTCCAAACCGGTTCGCTGGGCGAAGTTCAGGAACACCGCCAGGTCACCGTTCGACGCGCCCTCCACGCCGATCTGGCGCAGCGACGCGAGCTGGCTGTCTGACCAGAAGGACTGCCCGCTCGAGACCGAGAGGGCGGAGGTCTGCGAGTTCTCTCGCACCGCAACCGTCGTCATGCTGCTGCCTTGTCTTCGATGAGGGACAGGCGACGCGACGGCGCCCCCTGCTTCGTGAACTCCGCCTCGACCTCCACCGGGGTCTTGCCGACGTGCGCCGCGAGCGACTTCACCGCGGACGCCTTGTCGAACGTCTTGCGACCAGCGACGGGCTGCCAGCGCAGCACCGGGCGCCCGTGGACCGTGAGGTACTCGCGGTCACCGACTGTCGCCTTGAGGCGGGCCTCGATCGCGGCCTTCTCGCCGTCGATCTCCGCCGCGCCGGCCTTCAGCTCGGCGAGGCGCTGGAGGTCGTCGAGGACCATGTCGGGGACCGGGAGGTCGTCGACCTCGACGATCGACTCCGGCTCAGCAGTGGGGAAGCGGTAGGACAGCTCGGCCGCCGTAACGGTCGCGACGTCGAGGGGCGGGGGAGTCGCCGTCTCGACGTGCTCCCAGAACGCGTCCGCCGCAGCGACCTGCCGGGCGATGTACTCCTCGTCGCGGGGGAAGGGGCCGAGGACGACGGTCTTCTTGCCGACCTTCGCCGCGAACCAGCCGTGCGAGCGCCCGGTCACGTAGAGGTACCACATGAGCTGGTCGTAGGCGTGGTCGGTGATCTCCTGCTTGAGCACCATCTTCCCGGCGCCGGAGAGGGACTCGTGGTCCTTGATCTCCAGCACGCCGCCGTCGGAGGTGTAGCGGTCCGGATTGGCGAGGTGGTGGCGCGCGTCGCGGTGGTGGTACATGCCTGCTCGGCGCGTCTGGAGACCGGTGATCTCCTCGAAGCGGGTAGCAGTCAGGGCCTCGGTGTTCGTGCCCCACCACATGGCCTCGGTCGAGATCTCCTCGGGGGACTCGACGAACTTGTCCTGCCAGGCTTCGAACGGCGTCTGGTACTTGTTGCCGCCCATGAGGGTCGCGATGTCGGTGCCGCCGACGCCGGTGGTGCGGGCGGCGAGCCAGTCGGCGCGCGGGGCGTCCGCGGTCAGGAGGAGCTTGCCGGCGGGGGCCTTGTAGTCGACGGCGCTCATGCGGACACCGCCGGGGAGAAGCCAGCGGTCTGGCGGGCGCGGCGCTGACGCTCACGGATCTCGTCGGCGCGCAGGATGCTGTCGGCGGCCTTCTGGGCGTGGCGGCCGCGCGGGGGCAGGTGCTCCCCGGTGGTGAACCGCTCGAAGTCCTGGGTCTCGAGCGCGAGGAACGCGGCCGTCTTGATGTCCTGCTTGTGCTTCGGCTTGTACATGTGGAGGATTCCTTCGTGTCTGGTGGTGACCCCGTCGGTCTTGGCTGATGGGCGGGGTCGCTACTGGAGGGGTGTGTACGGACCCGTGAGCAGGACCGTGAAGCCGGGGCGCAGACGTGAGGCCCCGGTGAGCTCTTCGGTGAGTGAGCCGTCGGTCTCGCGGAACACCGCGCGGATGACGGGGTGGTCGATGACCGTCTGGGCGAGCGCGTAGCGCTGCACCTGCCCGACGATCGTGACGCGAAGGACGCGGTCGTCGACCGACGTCGCCTCGACGTCCACCGCGGTCTGCGCGGCAGCGTGCGTGACGTGCTCGAGGACGGCGCGCGGAGCGGCCTCGTCGGTGATGGTCACCGGACCCAGCCCTCGCCCGAGCACGCCGGGCACTCGTGGATGCGCCCCTTGTCAGCGAACCGCGACCCCGAGCACCGCGTGCAGACCTGCGGGGCCTTGTCGTCGAGCTCGCGCTGGAGGTTCGCGACGGAGTCGGGGTCGAGGTCGATGGTCAGCCCGGCGAGCGCGATGCGCGTCGCCAGGCTCGGGCCTTCCTCGACGGTGATAGTCGTCAGGGACACTGGAGTACCTCCTTCATGGGAGTGCGGGGCCGGTCGTCTGTCGGGGATGACCGGCCCCTGCTGTGTGTTCAGGCCACTCGGCCGGCGGCCATGGCCTTCTCGCGGCGGGTCATGTCGGCCTCGAGCGCCGCGCGGCGGAAGCGGTACGGGGCGTTGCGGCCCTTCCCGACCTTGAAGCCGGGGATCGTGCCGGTCCTGGCCCAGCGGCGGATGGTCTCGGGGTCGGCGCCGTAGAGCTCGGCGGCCTCCGTGACGTTGAGGAGCTTCTTCTCCTTCGAAGCGCTGGTCTCGGTCATGCTCGGGTCCTTCCGTTGATGACGGCGAAGCGGACGAGGATGATCCCGGCCGCGGAGGCGATGAGGGGGGCTGCGATGAGGTGCCCGCCGGAGTACAGCGGGGAGACGACCGCGACTCGCACGGCCGCGGCGACGAGCGCTGCCACAACGGCCAGCGTGATGAGGTGACCGCGCTGCACGTCAGCGCCCCTCGAGGTGCTTGCGGCGGTCCACCAGCGCGTAGAGCGTGGCGAGGGACTCCCACCAGGCCTGCTGGTCCATGCCGCCTGCCTCGCGAAGGGCCTCGGTCGCGTCGAGGAGGTCGTTCTCGGTGGTGATGAGGTCGTCTTCGAGCTGCTGCGTGGCTTCGTCGTCCATGGAGGCTCCTCGCGGGGTGTCGGGTGGGCAGTTGGTGCCCCGTCGCCGATCTGTGAGCGCACGGCGGGGCTGGTGGTCCTCGGTCGGCTGACCCGGCTCCCCGGGGATGTTCCGACCGGTGTTCACCGCGACCGCGTAGGAGCGTGGTCGGTCGCGGGTGTACCAGGTACTTCTGGAGGGCGACGAGGAGCGCGTTGGCTGGCCTCCTTTGCGCGTGCCGGCCTACTGCTGCCGGGGTAGCGGTTACGCGTCGTCCTGCGGCCCTCGCGGGCCTTCACCCAGGGGAGTCGGCTCTCGCCGCAGTCCTGTGTCGTGACGTGTCCCTGGGCGAGTCCGTGAGGCCGAGGGGCGCGTTGTGCGCTGGGTGGGTTGTGCCTCTGTGGAGTTGTGAAGGTGCTGGCACGCCGCCCGGGGTGGACCTCGTGAGGTCCGGGGTGGGTGCGGGTGATGCGGTATCGCTCGGGTCAGGCGGCCCGGACCTCGAACAGGTCGTCGAGGTCCATGCCGGGGAATGCTGCGACGAGTCGAGCGATGAACTTGGGGCCGGGCTCCTGCTTGCCGCGGAGGACCCGGGAGAGGTTGCCGGGGTCCTGTCCCATGCGTTCTGCGAGCGCGGCGTCAGTGCTGAGGCCGGCGAGAACACGGAACTTCTTGAGCTGGTCGTCCCGCAGGTGGAGCGTGGCGTCCATGACCCCTCCTTCCTTCGTGAGCGGCGACTTTCTGCGGTTCTTTGCGCCGATGCACTTAATGTACTCACGGAGTTGCAGCAATGCAATCGCGGAAGGTCACGATCGTGTAACGGGGTGCAGGGTGTTGGAATCTCGCCATTCTTGGGGTCCAATGCGCGCGGCGATACGCTTGCATCCACGCAATCCCGCGAACCGGCAGCCCAGGAGCAGACGTGACACCTAGTGTTCAAGCCGTGAAGTGGTGGCAGTACGTACAGACGATCACCGGCGGGCAACAGCAGAACGAGATCGCGAAGGCGATCGACCTCAACCCGTCGACCGTGTCGCGCTGGAAGTCGACCGGAATCCCAGGCAACGCCGAGAACGTCGCGGCACTCGCTAGGGCCTACGGACGACCTGTCCTTGAGGCCTTCGTGGCCGCGGGGTTCCTGACCGATCGTGAAGCGAAAGCCACCGTCACAGTGCCCGACATCGGGCAGCTCTCGGCCGACGACCTGCTGGCCGAGGTGAGACGACGGATGCGCGAGGAGGTGGTGGGCAATGCTGAGCACCCCGCCCCCATGAACCCGACCGGGGGGAGCCCGGTCACAAGGCATCTGAGTGCTGTGAGCACGCCCGACCCGACATCGGACGACGACACAGTGTCAGAGCCATCCTCTACGGTCATCGACTACGAGGATCTGCACCGACGTGCAGATGCAGGTGAGTTCGACGACCCGGAAGACATCGCAGCGTTGAGCGACATCGACCCGGACGAAGACTCTGTCGACGACGACAGGTAGGGGAACGCGTGGAGTTCTATGAGCTGGTGGCACAAGCAGAGGCGTCGGGCGTCGCCGTGATGACCCGCAACATCGGCCGGCACCACGGCCGGTACCTGCTCAAGCACCGACTCATCATGCTCAGCCCCCGCCTGTCTGGACCCCAGACGATCAGCGCTCTCGCCCACGAGCTCGGCCACGCCTTCTACGGCGACGACGGCCCCCAGCCTCCCGAGCTCGAGGCGCGAGCCTGGCGGTGGGCAGCATGCGCCCTCATCAGCCCCGCGCGCTACGCCGAGGCGGAGGTGGCCGCGGCCACGACGCACCTCGGAGCGATCGCTCGCGAGCTCGGCGTCACACGTCAGGTCGTCGAGGCATGGCTCGAGGCTCAAGACGTGATGTCGAACGTCCGATACATCAACTTTGGACGAATCGAGCAAGGGGCATGACGTGAGCAACCTCGGATGGACGAAGGCCGACCGCGAAGCCGATGAGGAGCGCTACCGGCAGCGCAAGCAGGCCGAGGCCGAGAAGGCTAGGGCCGAGGAGCGCAAGGTCGGCAGGGTCGCGGTCTGGGCGCTTCTGGTCGGCGTCGCGATCCTCGTCGCGGGCTTCTTCGCCGTCCGGGCACTGACTGCCGGGCCGGATGGCGCGCAGCTCGCTAGGGCGCTCGACGCGGAGATCCGAGCGTCGGGGGAGGCGGGCTCAGGCGTGCTGTCTGCCTACGCCGGGGCGCGCGACGACAGAGGCGGCTCGGTCGCCGTGACGACGACGTTGTTCGACAAGACAGAGAACGAGGAAGTCGCTCAGCGCATCTGCTCAACCATCACGACGTTCCGTCTGCGCGACGGGCTCGAAGACCTCGGGCAGGTCCGCATCCTCTCCTCGGCCGACACGACGTTGGCCTACTGCGACTGACAGAAGGGCCGACGTGGCGCACATCGAAGACCGCTGGATGAAGACCGGCCCCACCGGCCGGAAGATCAAGAGCGAGCGCCACGGAACCGGCCTGCGGTGGCTCGCGGTCTGGAACGAGCGAGACGGCCGACGCCGCAAGCGAGGCTTCGCCACCAAGGACGGCGCCCAGGCTCATCTCGACGAGGTCGCGCACGCAGTCCGCTCCGGGACCTACATCGCGCCCGAGCGCAGCCGCATCCTCTTCCGAGACATGGCGGACCTGTGGCTCGTCGAGCAGGTTCACCAGCGCAACACCAGCCTTGCGACCATCGACCGAAGGCTACGGCTGACCATCCTCCCGGCCCTCGGGCACCTGCCCCTCGAGGACATCGACCGTACGACCGTCCAGGCCGCCGTGACTTCCTGGTCGAAGGACTACGCTCCGACGACCGTCCAGCTGGCCTACGTCTACACGGCCGGCATCTTCAAGACCGCCGTGCACGACCGCCGGATCCAGCAGAGCCCGTGCCTGCGGATCAACCTCCCGGGCGTCGAGAAGTCCCTCGTCATCCCGCCGACCCCGGGCCAGGTCCAAGCCTTCCTCGAAGCCGTCTGGACCCCGTACAAGGCGATGGTCATCTTCGTCGCGGCGGCCGGCACGCGAGGCGGTGAGACCCGCGGGCTAACCTGGGACCGCATCACCGATAACGAGGGCGGCGCGCGAGTGCTGATCGACCGCCAGCTCGTCGGCCCGGGACCGACCTGGGGGCCGCCCAAGACCGACGACTCCTACAGGGACTTCAGCATCGGCAAGAGCACCCTGGCGGCCCTCGGCCCCCGCAGGGACGGCCTGGTGTTCACCGGGCGCCTCGGCGGGCCGATCAACCGCAACGCGGCTGGGGAGGCCTGGCGCCACGCAGCGAAGGTCGTCGACATGCCCGGACGCGGGTGGCACCAGCTCCGCCACTTCCACGCCTCGCTGCTCATCGCCGGGGGAGCGTCACCGGTCGCCGTCGCATCGCGCCTCGGGCACAAGGACGCGACCGAGACGCTGCGCACCTACGCCCACCTCTGGGAGGACGACGATCAGCGGATGCGCGACGCGTCGGACGGGATCATCACCTTGGAGCCCCCACACAGCCCCCAGCCCGACATCATCGCAGGTCAGGGCGCTGCCTGATGGAACCCGGCGTACCGGCCAGCTCATCCGCCCTCGCTAGAGTCAGGGTCGTGCCTGACCACGACCCCGACCCCGCCAGCGGCGTCGCCCCTGTGACCGTCCGTGAAGCGCGGTTCCCGCAGGACTCCGCAGTCGTCTCTCGTCTTGTCGCCGCCTACCTCCGTCAGACGGAGGACGAGAAGGCCGAGCGCGCGCTCGCAGACGAGCGCGTCGGCGGGTCGCTCCCCGCGCGCTACCAGTCCGAGGTCGACGACCCGGCTGCCGCCTTCGTGAGCTCCACGGTGCTCCTCGGAGTGGCAGACCGGGAAGCAGTCGCCATGGTCGTGCTCTCCGCCGAGGCGGGGGCAGCGTCGATCGCGCGCTTCTGGGTCGACCCCGCCTACCGCGGGCACGGCGTCGGCAGACGTCTGCTCGCCGAGGCGCTCGCGCGGCTCCCACGGCCCGTGCGGCTCTCGGTGTGGGACTGGCGGACCCCGGCCATCCACACCTACGAACGCTCCGGCTTCGCGGTCGTCCCGTCGTGGGAGAGCCGGGAACGGCTGGTCTGCATGGAGCTGCGGACCGATAGCATCGAGCGATGACGACCATCGACGCTCCCCAGCCGGACTCCCGATCAGTCATCCGCACGACCGCGGCCACCACGGCCTTCGTCGTGGGGTGGTACGCCCTCCCAGACTACGTGCGGTCCAAGACCGCGCGCACGGTCCTCAAGACCGCAGGCCTCGCAGCCTTCGCTGCTCTGGGGATCCGCGACATGCGCCACGACGACACCTGGCAGAAGACCGTCGCCACGGTCCGTGGGACCGTCACACCGCCGTGGAAGCTCACCGACCAGACCTTCGACGGGTCTCGCGCGTCCCAGGGTGCGTCCGACGGGACACAGGCCTCCGACGCACCAGCAGGCGAGGGGAACGGCACGCAGACGACACCCTCGACCGTCGCCCCCGACGGGATGGACCGCACGACCCAGGTCGCGGCGCTCGCAGGCGCCGGTCTGGTCCTCGTGGGCAGCAGCGTGCTCACGGTCGTCGTCGAGAAG